GAATTGGTAGACACGCTGGTCTTAGAAGCCAGTACTTCGGTGTGCGAGTTCGAGTCTCGCTTGGGGCACCATTAGTTAGTAGCATAGCTCGTCGGCCTACGATCAAGGCTAACCTTGTCCGAAGCGGGAAGCCTATGATACTAGTAACTGGTCTGTGTAACAGATCAACAATAGGTAGCAAGAGGATAGTAAACTATGCTACTAACTAATGGTGAAAGTTTAGGGTGATTAGCTCAGTGGTAGAGCGCCTCGTTTACACCGAGGATGTCGGGAGTTCGACCCTCTCATCACCCACCAATTATGGAAGTGTGGTCGAGTCTGGTTTATGGCAACGGTCTTGAAAACCGTCGAACCGAAAGGTTCCGTGAGTTCGAATCTCACCGCTTCCGCCATATTAAATAGTATCATGAAAGCTATAAAGATACTGATCTGCGGACTGCCAGGAGCAGGTAAAACAACACTGGCTAAAGCATTACAATCTAGATTAGGTGATACCGAACACCTAGAAGCAGATGCTGTTAGAAAACGGTTTGATGATTGGGACTTCAGTGAAGAAGGACGAATCAGGCAAAGCTTCAGGATGAAACTGCTGTCAGATGAAAGCGAAGCACGTTACGTGATCGCCGACTTCATAGCACCTCTAGAAGCTACTAGAAAAAACTATTCAGCAGATTGGACCATTTGGGTTGACACTATCCGCGAAGGCAGATATGAAGATACCAACAAGATGTTCCAAGAACCAGACATATATGATTTCCGTATCACTGAACAAGATGCTGAAAAATGGGCAGCGTTTATCTCTGATCATATATTGGCCGATCGCAGACGTCCTGTATGGAATAATCGCAAAGAAACTGTACAGATGTTAGGTCGTTGGCAACCATGGCATGATGGGCATCGTGCTCTATTCGAAAGAGCGTTGGCCAAGACTGGTCAAGTCTGTATCATGGTGCGTGATTGCCAAGGTTGGAATGATAGTAATCCGTTCAACTTCTACGATGTGGCTAGATTTATCAAGAGAGATCTAGATCCTTTGTATCAAGGTCAATTCCAAATCGTGCTTGTGCCTAATATCGTGAACATCACGTATGGTAGGGATGTAGGTTACAAGATCGAACAAGAACATTTTGATCAATCTATCACTGATATCTCTGCTACAAAGATAAGAGAATCGTTGAATATCAAGAAGGATTGATATGAGTAGCGTTGTTGTTACAGGTGAAAAGAACATAGCGTTCGTACACAATCCCAAAGTGGCTGGTATGAGTATCAAGAGTTGGTTGATATCTAACAGAAAGAACAGCACGTATCAAGAATTTGATCTCAAAGTAACGTTCAATGATCTAAAAAACACAGTAGACAATTTGCCATTTAGCTTTAGCATAGTTAGAAACCCTTGGGACCGCATGGTCAGTGGTTACTATGAACTGCGTAGATGGTATGATAATCCAGGAAAAGCCAGCCAAGACAATTTAAATTTTGTCCGAGACTATTTTAATAGATCTCCGTTTCCATCTTTCGATCAGTTTATGAACGAATTTCCACAAGACGAAATGTGGTCTGTGTTATATCCTATGCTGTCTCCATATCCTCCTACATGGCCTAAAGGTGCCGTGACACAGAAGCAGTATGTTGACGGTGTAAATTTGATATTGCGATATGAAAATATCGAAGAAGATTTCAAACAGATACAAAAGATCTATGATTGTGATGTGCCATTGCCCATGATCAATACTTCCGAAAATAATGACTATAGATCATACTACAACGATAGGACTAAAGCCATAGTAGCTGCGTTCTTCCAAGAAGACATAGACACATTCAGATACAGTTTCTAAAATCTTATACCACGATAAGTATCATTGTTCCGCAGTGCGGTAAAAAACAAGGAGGACTATCATGAGTATCATGGACTTTATCCATAAGATAGAACAAGTCAGTGAAACTGCTGCTAGAAGACTGTCTCATCGTGCTTTACACGCGGCCGCAACTGTCTATAGTGATGCTAAAGAATTAGCCGACAAGTCGGCCAAGGACGTAGACAAAGCCAAGGCCAAACTAGAAGATGCCATGAAGAAGGCATATCAACACGCCGATGCTGCCCATTCAGCCGCAGTCGACGCATATGAAAAAGCCAATGCTGAAGCACAAAGATTGGCACAAGAAGTCGAAGACGCTGCTTTCGAAGCAGCAAATAAACTGAATGCTCTTATCAATGCTGGGTTACAACCTATTCCCGGCAAAGAAGAGAAAAAAGAAGAACCAGAACCTTATTCTAGAGCAAATGCTGTAGACAAAGATTCTGTTTCAGTGTTATAATAGAACATTGGTGAGGTGGATGAGAGGCTTAAATCAGCAGTTTGCTAAACTGTCGTAGGCAGAAATGTCTACCGCGGGTTCGAATCCCGCCCTCACCGCCAAGTTCAAATATAAGTAAGAATACGCTGCTTTAGCTCAGCCGGTAGAGCAACTGCCTTGTAAGCAGTAGGTCGTCAGTTCGAATCCGACAAGCAGCACCATAATAAGGCAATAGATGAAATACGCTTATATCAATCCAACTGTGATAGCTGTAGACGACCTGCCAGCAGATGTCTTTGCCTATCTCAAGAACATGGTAGATACAGCGCATCAAATGACTCAGTTCAACGATGCTGGAGATCAATCCATTAGCATTAGAGGCGGTCAACAGATACAGCTATTGCCTAACGACTTTGGTCAGGATGTCACTGTATTGAAAAGTTTCGTGGAACAACGATGCTATGATTACATGGATACACTGACTAGACAATCGGGTAAACCTGATCTAGTCAATCTTGAACCAGAACTTGTGAGTGCCTGGACTATCAGACAAACAGCTGGTAACTATCAGGCCTTACATACACATAACGCACATATCAGCGGCAACATCTACATAGATGTTCCAGACCTAGATCCAGGAAGTCAATCTTCAGATGCCAATCTAGAATTTAGATTTCCTGTGGTCAAGGATCCCAGCAAGTTTACTTTTATAGATCAATTGAGATTTTCTCCGCGACCCATGATGATGGTCATGTTTCCTAGCTATCTTCCACATACAGTATACCCGTGGAATGGACAAGGACACAGAACTATTTTGGCATGGGACGTGAAATTAAAGCCAAAAATGGCTTGACAGCATACACAAAATATCGTATTATAGAGTTGTTGCGTAGGAAACTGCGCAGCCGGCGAGGTAAAGGGTAGATGAGGATAGACAATCGTTCGGCTTCATGCCGAGCTCCAATACTGGCAAACAGTCTTGAAAACTGTCCGTGCTTGTGTGTTCCGATACCAAAATAGAATGTCTGTTGATAGTCGGAAATAAGCAGGCCTCTGTGCTATGTACATTGAGGTTTGTCAAAGGCGTTATCGTTGATCCGCCCCTGTCAGTTGTCCGGTCTATTACTTGACCTTTTACCAACCCGTTATTAATCAAAGGAAAAAGAAATGAACATCACTCTACGCAAGGCAAACGCACTACAAACAGCAATCAATGATGCTATCCGTAGCATCAAGGTCGAAACTTCGATCGAACTGAACGAATTCCAAGATGTAGCAGCAGAATTGAAAGCTGCCAATGACCAACTGTTTGCCAGCGATGCTCGTAGACAGAAGTTGCTGTTGGCTCTTTACAACATCCGCGGTCTAGTAGCCGCAGCCAACGCTACTAATGACATCGATCTCAACCTAACCAAGGCTGCGTTCATCGACAAGCGCATCGGCCAGTTGGAAGAAATGGCTAACCAAAAGCCAGTGACTGATGTCGCTGTGCTCACAGGCAAGCTGGAAAAGATCAAGAATGACAAGGGCGAACATCGTAGCCGCATTTACGGCTACAGCGATACTGTCGCTACTTCTGTGCTCAGCCAGGAACAGATCGACAAGGTCAAGGCTGAGATCTTGAATCTCAAGAAGCAGAAGCAAAAGATCAACGATTCTATCTTGGAAGCTAACATCAAGACAGAAATTCCGTTGAGCGACGATGTCGCAGAAACATTGAAAGTAGAAAATCTACTGTAAGTTTATAGCAGGGTAGAGAAGCAGTAACTCACCAGGTTCATACCCTGGAGATCGGTGGTGCGATTCCACCCCCTGCAACCAGTTTCGGAGTGTAGCGCAGCCTGGTAGCGCAACTGGTTTGGGACCAGTGGGTCGGGAGTTCGAATCTCTCCACTCCGACCATTTATTGAGGTATATATGAGTGACGGCGGCAAAGGTAGTAAACCAAGACCATTTAGTGTTGATCAAAAGACATTCGATAATAACTGGGATAATATCTTTAACAGAAAAAAGAAAACAGACGCAGAACTGTTTGATGAAGCTGTCATGAAAGATGAATACTACGATTTGGAGAATGAAATGCAGATGCCTGTAGAAGAAAACGCAGATGAAATTGGTAAATGTGGTTGTGGTCGCAGCCCCACTGGTAAGTGTATCGGTTGGCATGGACTGACCGAAGAAGACTATCGAGTCAAGCTAGCAGAATGGGAAGAAAAGAAACTAAGCGATCGCAAAGTCGCAGCCAGCTATATCAAAGAAGATTAATAAAAATGCGGGTGTAACTCAGTTGGTAGAGTGATAGCCTTCCAAGCTATATGTCGCGAGTTCGAACCTCGTCGCCCGCTCCAGGATTTTTTCTATGATACCGGTCATCGATAGTAACGACATCTTTAAGACATATGATTTCAGTTCTGTCATAACACAACAGGATGTCGATCAGGCTATTTCTAGTATCGAGCGTGTCATAGCAGATGGTAACTATTTTGAAAATAGTCCCAAGTTCCAAACCAAAGAAAACATATTCCAAAGACCAGAATCCTGTTGGTTGAAGTTTCGTATGAGCTTTATATTCAGTGTGTTCATGTATCTAGGACGTGAAGCAAAGATATCAAATATGATGGCTTGGTCATTTATGACCAATCTACACGGTGCCGAGGATCGAGATAAACTTTGGCATCATCATCACCATAAAACAAATACTAACATGCTCAGTGGCATAATGTATCTTCATATACCCGACGATGTTACCAATCGGGATACCTGCGGAACAGAAATGGCTCCAAACGGTCTAGAATCAGATGACAGACTGTTTATTAGACCATATAATTATACTTGGTTGATATATCCAAGCAGGATATGGCACCGCCCGGGAATAGTACAGAGTAACAACTATAGATTCGTATTAGCAGGAGATATCGAATACAGTTAAAAACATCTGCCCGTAGCTCAGCCGGATTAGAGCAACAGCCTTCTAAGCTGTGGGTCGGGGGTTCGAATCCCTCCGGGCAGGCCACTACTCTCCGTAGTTCAACAGGATAGAACAAGACACTCCTAAGGTTTAGATGGCTGTTCGAGTCAGCCCGGGGAGGCCAAATGCGAGCGTGGAGAAATCGGTAAACTCAGGAGACTTAAAATCTCCCGCTTCGGCTTGTGGGTTCGAGTCCCACCGCTCGCACCAAAGGCTCCTATAGTTAAGTGGTATAACACATCCTTGGTAAGGATGAATTACAAGTTCAATTCTTGTTGGGAGCACCATCTTTATCTGTATGTTTTTAAAGGTATTTGTCCAAAATAAGTAATAAGTTGGCCTTTAAAAACATGGAGGTTATTATGAGAAACATAGCAATAGTCTGTGTTGCCCTGTTATTAGGTGGCTGTCAGACTACAACACAAGCAGCTAGACCCTACATGGAAGAAGCACATCGTATGGAGGGCATGGATGCTAAAACTAATCGTAAAGAACTCAAGCATTATATGAATTCGGCCAGAACAGGCACCGTAGATCCTTTACATATTCCTTGGTGTGCTGGTTGGGCAAATGCCGTATTACAGAATAATGGAGTACAAGGAACTCATAGTCTAATGGCTCGCAGTTTCTTGAAATGGGGTCATCCTACACATAATCCACAAGAAGGCGACATCGTGGTTCTGCGTAGAGGTCGAGCCGAATGGAGTGGTCATGTGGGATTCTTCAAAGGATATGAAGTAGTCGATGGCGTCACTTATGTCAAGGTATTGGGAGGCAATACTGACAAGAGTGTCGCGATCGGATACTTTCCGACTAATTATGTCCTAGCATTTAGAGCACCAAATTATTCTCCCAAAATGAATTAGCCCTGGTGGCGGAATCGGTATACGCACTACGTTGAGGTCGTAGGTTTTGCGGGTTCGAATCCCGCCTAGGGCACCACTTGACTTTTCGATCGTTTTTGTGTATAATAAACACATGTTCAATTCTTAAGGACTTTTATGAATCGCGATGAGCATTTTGAGTATAACAATGAAGAAGAAGCTGAGATCGCACAGATCAACAGCTTAGTGATGAATATGAACGCAGAGAGAGCACTGCGTGACAAATTGGAAAAGCAACGTTCGCAACCTTCCGCTGAGTTCTGCGAAGGCTGTGGCGATGAAATTCCAGAACCGCGTAGATTGGCTATACCTGGTGTCACACACTGCGTATACTGCCAAGATCGAAATGAACGACTGAGCAAACTAACTGCTAAATGAAAGGGGCCGTCATGGCTAGAGAACGTGCGAAATTGAGCGAAAAGGAAGAACGAATCCTGATCCAAAGTCAGTTGATGGGTCTTACTACTGCTAACATGATCCGTATCGGTAATCGCCTGCGAGCCATTGATATCGAACGCGAGCAAAAAGAACTGATCAATCGTCTGATGGAAGGACGTTCTTATAGCAAGCAGACCAATGGTTGGAAAATCGTTGATCAAGATGGTGTGAACTATGAGTTCAACAAGATCAAACTCAAGCGCAAGACCAACTATTACGAATCAGCATGGGCTTGGGAAGTCACTATCACTAAGCCAGGTACTAGATTCGTGCCCAAGAAATTGGAGAAAGTTTCTCGCTACAACGGCAATTACGATGATCCTCCTCAGCGTCTCTGCCCTGACAACAGCAAGGAACTATTTGGAGTATTGAAAGTTTTAAACAACGTAAGGATCTCATGATGAAAGTCTTAGACGTTAGGTGGTTTAGTGGTGGTCATGTGGTAGGCATCGTTCGAGTCGATGTTCCATATGAAGGTATCAAATATTACATAGGTTCAGGAAACGGTGACGACGAAGCTGTGGATATCGAATACATCTCTGCGTATGGCGCTACATTTCCTAGCGATGTAGGAGATATTTTATTTGGAATAAAAAATGAACAAGAATAAACTGTATTGTGTGACTTGTTTTGGACCCTTCGCTCGTTTCCGGCAGAACGGTGTGTGGCACGTGAATCATAGGTGCTGAAATGACTATAGAAGATTTACAACATATTTTTCAGCCTCAGATTGACGAAGGCACAACCAAACTCTACTATATGTTAGTAGACGCATTTACGCCTGACTCAGGTATTACTGGTACGGTGTTGCGACACGATGTAAACGATCTCGAATCTCTGTTACCCATGCTGGACTGTTTTCAATACGCTGGAACTAGAGCAAGAATGCCAAGGTTTAGAAAATGACGCCAGAATATGGCGGCAGGTAGGTCGACAGCGGCACGGCTGATTAAAGAACATTTCGGAGTTGAAGAATGAAACCGTGGATACAGAACGTAAGCCTTAGCGATGTCCGTAAGGGATTCCACATCGACGCTGGTATCAATTCTATGTTGATCCAGATCGTAGATCCCGGTATGGAGTTTCCTACACCTTCTTATCAATTCCGCGAGGTCCATCAATTTGAATTCTTGGATGTCGAAGAAAAAGATGAGGTCTTGGAAGAAGCCATGCGATGCTCGCATGAGCAGGCAGCTGAACTAGTACGACTGCTAGAACATGCGATGGAACAGCATATGAATGTAGTTGTCCATTGTGTAGCCGGAGTCTGTCGTTCGGGTGCTGTCTGTGAAATCGGTGTCATGATGGGCTTCCGAGACACAGAAGCTTTCCGTAGCCCTAATCTTCTAGTCAAGCATCGCATGATGAAACAGTTAGGTTGGACCTACGACGAGAATGAACCTCATACCATCAATGGTTATACTACTGATGCGGGGATCGTTCTTCCTAAGACCATAGACTGGGATACTGATAACGAAAAGGTCTTTACACTAGCGGCAGAACGTCGTGAGCGTAGACAGCGTGAAGGCGATATTTAAACTGTGGCTTTTTTACAACAGCCCTGTAACCTATTTTGGTTGACAGGGTTTCTTTTTGGTGCTACAATAGACAAAGAATGAAAGTAAAAGAAAGAGGGCGAGTATGTCAGTATTCAAAGATTTGATCGGAAAAAGAATCAACGGAGTGTTCGTTGGTAACGAAAACTGGAGCCTTGTGTTCCGTACGACCGATGGTAAGTTCTATCGTTACGACACTAGAAATGATTGCTGTAACAGTGTGTGGGTAAATCATATCACTGGTGTCGACTGTGTGGGTAAAGGCGACTCCTTTGACATCATCAAAGGTGCTCTTGTTATCGACACCGAAGACAAAGGATGGGGTGAGAACCGAAGCGACGACGAAGACGGTTACGAAGTCATCCAAGATGGCTTCTGGACTATCAAGACCGACCGAGGTTATATCGATATCGAAGTTCGTAACAGCCACAATGGTTACTACGGCGGCGACATCGAGTTCCAAGAAAACGAAGGTGTTTCAGATATCGACAACTTCAAACAAGTATTAGAAGATTTTTAAGAAAGGAGGGCACAATGCCTAGTGTATTTTTAGTTAGCGATACGCACTTTGGTCACGCAGGTGTGTGCCGCTTCACACGTAACGACGGTGTTACAAAGTTGCGTCCATGGACTGATCCAGACGAAATGGATGAAGCTATGGTCAAGGCTTGGAACGAACGTGTCAAGCCCACGGACAAGGTCTATCATTTAGGCGACGTGGTTATAAACCGCAAGGCAATGAAGACATTGGCTCGGTTGAACGGTGACAAGGTCTTGATCCGTGGTAACCACGATATCTTCCGTGACGACGAGTACAGACAGTACTTCCGTGAGTTACGAGCATATCATGTTATGAACGGGATGATCTTAAGCCATATTCCTGTACACAGTGACAGCTTGGGACGTTTTGGTGTTAACATTCACGGACACTTACACGCAAACCGCGTTAAGAAAGCTCGTGGCGTTGATGCTCGCACAGGAGAAATCTTGTACAGCGAGGAAAACGATGTTCGTTATCATTGCGTCTGCGTAGAACAGACTCCGGACTTTGCGCCTATATTGTTTGAAGATGTTATCAAGAACATCGAAGCAGAAGGTGGAAGTGTTGGATTTCGAAACGGCAACGGTCCGGAGATGTAATGCCAAAATGTTATCAACTTATCGGAGTCCCAGGTAGTGGAAAATCTACCTGGGTTTCCAATCAAGAGTGGGCCAAAGATTGTAGTATTGTATCCACCGATGCATGGGTAGAAGATTACGCAAAACGAATGGGAAAAACTTATTCAGAAGTTTTTACTGAATACATGCCTGTAGCAGTAAAGCTAATGGCTGATCATGTTGTCAAATGCCGTCAAGATGGTATAGATATTATTTGGGATCAGACTAGTACTACTGTCAAAAGTCGTGCCCGAAAATTCAATATGTTGCCAGAATATGAGCATATTGCTGTAGTATTCCGTACACCCGAGCATACAGAACTCATGCGTCGGCTGATGAGTCGACCTGGTAAAGAAATTCCCGAACACGTTATTACTAGCATGATCGACGGATGGGAAGATCCAACTGAGGAAGAAGGATTTAAAGAAATTTGGTACGCTCAATAAAAGGACCCTAGGGTCCTTTTTTTTTGACTTTTTTTTGGAAATCAATAAATACGCATATAATCCTGGAGAAATAAAATGCTGCTTGGCCTTGATGACCTCAGGTTTAATCAAGAATGGTTAGACCTTTTGAAAAATGATCCCGTACATCCCGATATACCTATACATGATCGTTTGATCGATGGTCGAACTGTGTTTGCTTTCGCACCAGAAGGCACTCCGGTAGCTATGGTCTGTGCCAAACTATCAGATCATATTAACAAATCAATGACTGATATCCTTAGCCCTAGCCAACAGAAAATGGTAGCTATGTTCTATACCGTATTCCGTTTGCCTGGAGCAGCAGGCAGTGTCGGAGCCGATATCATCAATCAGGCTATCGCATACTGTAAATCTCAAGGTGTAGAACAACTTTACACTCTAAGCCCAATCCCTAGCCTCAGGAAAAATTTCGTCGAAATGCCCACAGAAGAAGAAATTAGAGAATACATACAAGCTCGTAAAGATCCTGTAGCTCGTTTCCATTTGGGCAATGGTGCTCGTTTAGCTGGTGTTAATTTCGCAGCCGATTCTAGTCCAAAACGTTTGGAAGAAAGCTGGGGGATTATGGTGAACTACGATTATTCTTAGCTCGTTTTAAATTTTGGCGTGTGCTATACTAAATCATACCTCAGATAAATAACTTTGGACGGAGCGTCCTTGATTGGTGGATTTATGCGCAAACGTATAGCTCTTTTTCTCAGCCACCCAAAATGTTCGATTCAATGCGGCAACGGCATGATCAGGGCCCTAAGCCCACATTACGATTTCAAAATTTTCAGCAAACACAGTCTAGAAGATGACTTCTTCGACGATGTCGATATAATCGCCATGCCCGGAGGCATAGGTGATTCCGACAGCTTCTTCAAACTTTTCAAAGAAAACGGTGAACGAGTCAAAGAATTTATAGACAACGGCGGATATTATTTGGGCATATGTATGGGCGCCTATTGGGCTGGCAGCAGATATTTTGATATACTAGAAGATGTAGATGCTGAACAATATATCACACGCCCAAACACAGACACAAGAAGGCCTCACCCAAAAAATATGCCCGTAGTTTGGAACGGTCAAAAAACCAATATGTATTTCTACGATGGCTGCGCACTAGTAGGCAATAGAAATAAATTCCAAACCATAGCCACATACAGCAACGGTGATCCTATGGCTATCATACAAAATCGTATAGGAGTCATCGGGTGTCACCCTGAAAGCGAACCACACTGGTTTGAATTACAGAGCTGGATGAAAGGCAAATATCATAACGGTGTTCATCACCAATTACTGCTTGATTTTGTTGACAGGCTAACTAACAGATAGTACACTAGTCTAATAAAGTTACAAAGGTTTTATTATGGACATGAATTCACTGGCTGTTTGGTTAGCCGGTTGCGTACTGTTTTCGTTAGGCGTAGTTGTTATCATGGCGGCTGTTATCGTCATTAATAATTTGATCCACAGATTTTGGAAACCAGTTACATTTTTCTATACACAACACGGATTATTTCCTACAGTAAGATTTGTTACACAAGAAGAACTGATACAAATAGAACAGGAAAAGGAAAAGAAAAATGTCTAACCTAATATGGAATTCAACACTAGACAGCATATATGATTGTGAAGTTACCAGGATCGACGAACGTACTGGTCTGCTCAAGGTAACTAATAGTGAGTCCAAGTCTGTACTTTTAGAAAAAACCGTAGGTCTCAGTTACGGTTCAATATTTGGTCCAGATGTAGAAGATGTCGCGATTTGGCAAGAACTAGCCGTCAAAGCCGTAGACAGCCAATAATACGTTATTGATTTTTTCAATAACGCTCATAGAAATATTTTTAGAAAAAACCTATTGATTTAGGTTTTTAATAGACTATATAATAACTGTATAGAGCAAAAGTTCTATCAGGTTTTAACACACACAAGGAGAAAATATGAAAACCGTTGGTAATAAACTAGACCCATTTGTGATCACTGGCGTCAAGCCTGGTCAACCCGAAGATGCTTTCTTCGATATCACACACGAATCATTTCCAGGCAAGTGGAAAGTAATCGTGTATTACCCAAAGGACTTTACATTCGTATGTCCTACTGAAATCGTAGCCTACGACAAATTGTCTAAAGATTTCGAAGACCGTGATGCTGTATTGCTAACTGGTTCAACAGACAATGAGTTCTGTAAGGTAGCTTGGCAGAACGCACACGAAGATCTCAAGAAGATTACTCACACACAGTTTGCTGATACACAGCGTGGCGAAAACAGTTTGATCGAACAGCTTGGTGTATTTTATGCTCCAGCAGGTGCCGCACTTCGTGCCACTTTCATTGTTGATCCAAACAATGAGATCCAACACGTTACTGTTAACAACTTGAACGTTGGTCGTAGCCCAGAGGAAACTCTACGTATCCTCGACGCTCTCCAAACTGGCGAGTTGTGCGCATGTAATCGTAAGGTTGGTGGCGAAACTCTTTAATAGGTGAACCATGCTTGAGTGTTTGATATTAGGTGACAGCATAGCAGTAGGTACTATCCAGGCTAGACCTGGTTGTGTTGAAATGGCCAAAGGTGGCATCAACAGTTGGCAATGGAACAAACAATTCAGCGATCGTCCGGCACTGGACGGAATGGAATATAAGTTTGTTGTGATCAGTCTAGGTTCGAACGATCACAAAGGTGTCAACACAGAAAAGGAAATACTTGCTATCAGAGAAAAGGTAATCGCTAAACACGTTTACTGGATCCTTCCTGCTATCAAACCAGATGTACAAGCGATCGTACAAAAGGTTGCGGGTAGGTATGGCGATACTGTCCTACCGATCCGCACTCTTTCTAAAGACGGCGTACATCCTACAGGCAAAGGTTACAAAGAAATAGCAGAGACACTAAAATGACAACATGGGTAGATCAAATCAAAGAGGCATTGCCAGATTATGCCAAAGACACTAGACTTAATCTGGACGCGGTTATTAATCGCAGCACATTGGATCCAATCGAGGCAAACGGTTGCGCACTCGCCGCAGCCATGGCTACCGGCAATGGAAAGCTGGTTACATTCATTCAGTCTGGGATTGAAGACACTGTTGAGCGCGATGCTGCGTTGACTGCTGCCGCTATCATGGCACAGAATAACGTATGGTATCCATATGTTGAAATGGCTGATGATGCAAACCTCAAAGGTTTGCCAGCACAGCTACGCATGAATGCTATTGCCAGCCACGGCGGTACTACCAAGGCTCGTTTTGAATCATATAGCCTTGCTGCCAGTATCGTAGGCAAATGTCATTTCTGCGTCAAGGCGCACTATGAAACACTCAAGAAGGAAGGCTACACAGTAGAACAACTTCGAGACATAGGACGCATTGCCGCAGTAATTACATCAGTGGCAAGAGTATTAAATTCATGAATGTAAAACGTATCAGAGTCTATAAAAGCACAGGGAGAAGTCCGGACTATATAAGTGTAGGAAAAAGTTGGCCTACATATGGTCCGGGCCAGACCCCGCCTAAAGAATCTCGCACAGACGAAGACTTTCGCCTGGAGCAAGAACGAATCGCTAGAGCAATTGAACAGGCTAAGAGCGGTTTGGTAAGATAAATAGTTGGACTAGATTTACAGTCACACTATAATACATTACTCCATAGCAATACTGCTATGCGTGTCAATATTCTATAGTCAAGGACTATAGCAACTAGAGGAAGTAAAATGAAGAAAACTTTACTACTGTCTGCGGTAGCAGTTATCGCACTGGCGTCTGCCGGTATCGCTGCTGATCTACCAAAGAAGAAGAAGACTGAGCCTGCTGCGGCTGCTCCAGTCGTATCAGCAGTGCCTACTGAAAAACCAGTACAAGTAGCCAGTGCTGATACCACTATCGCTCTTGGATTCGGAATGGAATCTAATGACGGTGTTTACGACACCGCTAACAAGTATGCCTATAAGGTAGCTGTTGAGCGTAACATCGGCGGTGGTGCGTTTGTTGGTGGTAATTTCCAAACCAGCCAAACACAACCAAACAATGGTGCTATCAAGCAGAACATCGAAGTCATCGGCGGCTACAAGCTGCCAATGGGTCCTGTATCTGTCAAGGGAAGTTTAGGTGTCGGTGAACGTTATACCGATGGCAATAACTTTTCTTACTATGTTGCTCGTGCTGGCGCAGACTATAAGCTGACCGACTCGATCACATTGAACGCTGCTCAATATCGTTATCGTAATGCGTTCGACACTACCAACAACTATCAGAGCCACCAAATCGGCACTGGTATGACTTTCAACTACACGCAGAATCAGGCCATCTATGCCAATGTCTACCGTAACCTAGACAGCGGTTTCAATGTCACTGACAATGGTGTAGAAATGGGACTTAAGGTTTCTTTCTAATTAACTGAAATAGCGGCGAGAGTCGCTATTTCCTTTATATCATTTTCATGATTTTCACTATGTTTTTGAAGTTGGTTTTCCTGTAATATTACGATACATACTGTACACAAGTATGTTTCATAAAGGAGAATATTATGTGGACCAAACCAGAAGCAGTTGAAATGCGATATGGTTTCGAAATCACTATGTACGTGATGAATCGATAACCAAAAAAGGCCCTAAGCGATTAGGGCTTTTTTTTGACTAAAATACCGTTGTACTTTAAATACTTTCCTGCTATACTAAATTTGTGGCCGTGAGTGGAATATGGCAGACCTCCAATCCGTTGTGAAACGCATTCGGGAAAGGGACACAGGCATAGCCGCCGTCTTTGTAGGTTCGAATCCTACCGGCCACACCAATTACTACTATAAGTAGATACACATAACTTAAGGAAAAATTATGTCAACAGTAAATCAAATCACAGAAGCAGTAACAGCATGGAAAGCAGAAGATGACAAGTTCACCGCAGGCAATGGTGCCGCAGGTACTCGTGCTCGCAAGGCACTAGCAGAACTTAGCAAGTTGATCAAGGCACGCCGTAACGAAATCACGGCAGAAAAGAACGCCCGCAAAGAAGCTAAGGCAAAGTAAACAAGACGACATGAGCACATGTTACCCAAATACTATCACAGTCGGTAGTGGTGCTACCGGTAGCACTACCTACACTACTGCTGGTGCTACTGTCGGAGGTATTACTACTATACCGATTGGAAATGTTACTATAGGTAGTGGTAATAGCCCTTACACGTATAGTAGCGGAACAACATGGACTACTTCTCCTATCTATACCACTGGCAGTAATGGTAGTTCAATAAAGGTAACAGGCGATGCCGAGTTTGATGGCGATGTAAAAATCAAAGGTCATAGTCTGATGAAACTTTTAGAAAAGATGGAAGACCGTCTAGCTATTTTAATGGATCCTGATCCAGAGAAATTAGAAAAATTCGCAGCATTAAAAAAGGCTTACGAGAATTACAAATTGCTAGAAAAACTTTGCCAAGAAGAAAAAGATAAGTGATGTTATTAAGAGTCTATGATGATCTGATACCTCAACACTTACAGGATTATCTAGAGATGATCTGTTTAGGTAAGTCAGGTGATCAGCTCATACATCCCGCAGTAGATTTTAGATGTAAGTACGAAACCACAGCAAAGGAAGATGAACGATCTTATGCTCCGCTGAGTTTCGTACACATCCTTAAATCGAGCACAGCGACTTCTACTCACATGGATAACTTCGGTCTAGTGCCCATGGCAGTTTGCCAAGAAAATAATCTTATCATAAACAGTATACCTGTAGCAAGAGTTTTTATAACATTGCCATACGATACAGAATTAGATCATTATGCTCCGCATGTAGATTATCCTGGTGAGCATACTGTGGTAATTTACTACGTCAACGACGCAGATGGCGATACTGTGTTCTTTGATCAATCAGGTAAAAACATCATCAAACGTGTCAGCCCAAAGAAAGGAAGAGTCGTGATCTTCGATGGCCGTATACTACACGGAGGTGGTATACCTAAGAAAGGCCCTCGTTGTATCGTAAACTACGATCTACACACTTCAAATGGAAAAAGATAAACTGAGAAAATTCTGCGAACATTACGAAGTTCAAATCTTGAACGATCAGAATCGCACACAGAGATATAGGCGTCCTAATTTTTTCGCATATCCGCTCGATGCCGATGTTATCGATATCGCTTCGGAATTTTATGAAGAAAGATTGTACACAGTACAGATTCCCGAAAGCCGTTTAAAGACTCTAGTAGAAATGGAAGAAATGTTTTTCCGTGCTAGAGAACACGGACAGGGCAAAGACATGTTCGATATGCTGATGGAAAAAGAACGTGAAGAAAGAAATTTTAGGAATACAAACGAAGCTGTCAAAAAAGCCTACGAACAGTATTCCATGCTATTGAATCTAGCAGGATATCAAAGAAAGATATGACTCCACAGGCTCTTTTCCCAACAGTAGTAGCTACATCTGATTTTAGCAAAGATTTAGATATTCCTGTGCTTTTAAAAATTATAGAAAGACAAAAAACTAACCCACATAGTCTAGTCGACGAATCACCTAGTAGTTATGGTACATATATCAATGTGTTAGATGACATCAAACTAGAAGGTTTGAAAAAAAGAATACAGGTAGAAGTCGACAACTATACCGAACTGCTGGGACTTAGAAAAGTAAAGATAACTGGATCGTGGTTTAATATTCTAGGACAGGGAGGTAGAGTCAATGCTCACAGACATGAGTTGAGTGTGATATCAGGTGCCTTTTATGTCAAGGCAGATCCTGGTAGTGTTGGATTAAGATTACACAGTCCGCTGGCTCCTATGCGTATGTATGAATTCGCAGAAAAGGTGAATGACATCAACAGCAATTTTTGGGTGATGCCCTGTTACACTGGACAACTGGTTTTATTTCCTAGTTGGTTAGAACATAGCACACTTCCAAACCAAACTGAATCTAGAATAACGGTCAGTTTTAACACCAAATATATCAAAGAAATAGGTTGACAGTATAAGTAATTTGCTCTATAATCTAAATTAGATAAAGGACTCAAAGATGCGTAACTATTGGACCTGTTCAAAATTTGCTGATTGGCTTCGTGGTACTATGAAGCCATCTGCCGAAACTTCTAAAGGTTGGGCTACTTGGAAAAAGGAAGCCAAAGCCAAGCATCCTGTCCGCTATTGGATTGCCGAAGAAGGTCTCGATTACATCCAAGATGTTTGGATGTTTGTTCCTGATAGGATTAATGATGTCCGCTATTATATCAACAACCGTTGGATTACTCGTACTCATTGCCTCACTGCTCATGGTCGTGATATCAAACCTGGTAGTTGGTGTGATGTGGGTAATCGCTTTTTGCCATGTCTCTTTAATGAACTTGTTGACTTCGTCGAAATCGAACTAGCATGGTCTAATTGTCTTTGGAGCGATGAAGCACGTAAAAAGTATAGCTATCCTTGGTGGCGTCGATGGTATCGCAACTGGCGCTGTGAAGAAGCTGCCATGGAGTATCTCAATTGGGCCAAAACATTAACCAACGCAGAGTTTTTGGACGAAGATAAGAAGCATGAAGCTGTTCCTACAGCACAAGCAGAAGCCGCAAAGGAAATCGAAATCCTTTATAAATGGTGGAAGTACGAACGTCCACAACGTCCAGATCCATATGATGTCAGCGGTTGGTCAGCTATCTGCGAACGTCGTCGTGTAAAGTATCCCGACGAAATTTTTCCAGAAGATGAGAACAAAAAGGAAAAAGCTGAATCTCGCAAAGCACTTGACGTATTACACAAATTAGAACGCAAATACGAACAAGAAGATGAAGCGATGATGATCCGTTTAATTAAAATCCGTCAAAGCCTATGGACTTAACTGAAAAGAAAAAACCTTCATTCTTCAGACTTTGGGTACATCAATTTTATATGGCCAATTGCGAAGAACATGACGTGTTCAACGAACCAAAATTAACTATGAGCCAATATTGGCAAATGTATAAATGGTTCGTTAGAAGTAAATTCAGAGACCAACAACTAAAGGTTAGAAACAATGGATGATAAATTAGAAAATGTCTATGTTGAATATTTGAAATTCACAGACAAAATGGCTGGAGAATATTCTGCCATGGCTATCGCAGGTGTCATGATGGCACAGGCTTTGAGCATCTATAAGACTGCGTTAAAACCAGACGAGTTTGACAGCATGGTAGAAAACATCGTAAACTGTAAAGACAAAGTGAAAACATTCGCAGGACCTATTTTACAATGACCGAAGAAAAGAAAATGAAAGTGGAATTTGCTCCCGGTGCTTTTGATGGATTCGAAGGCACACAAGAAGAACTTGACGAGTTGATCGCAGAAGTCAAAGCCATGTTCGAAGGCAAGACTCGTGAAGAAATCGAATCTATGGGTCGTCCAATGGATGATGACCTCTTTGATGACATGAGCGAAGAAGAACAGATTCGCCTTATGAGGTCGTTAGGATTTGATGATCTACCACCGAGGAATCTACAATGAAAGCACAAAAGCCAGCTGAAGGTATTTTGATCAACAGAGATTACGGTGATGCTAAAAACTACACCGTAACCTGCGAGTGCGGGGACAGCGATCATTCTCATCACATCTGGGTTGAATCCGAAGATACTGGCGTCACTGTTCATACTCATACAGAACAAACTACCGATTACTGGTCACAAAAATTAGAAACTCGTTATGATATCAATAACGAAATCTATCAGAATATACATTGGTTCTTCGTTGGACTGTTTAATGATTGGTATCGTCGATTTAAACTAGTATGGCAAGTATTGACTAAAGGTCATATCAAATATCAGGCTACTATCATCATGACTGAACAACAGGCATTGAACTACGCAGAAACACTTAAATCTGCTGTAGCAGATGTAAAAGAATTTAAAAAACAAAGACAATCTAAAAAGGAAAACGTTGAAGCTGTAAGAGCAGCTAGCGAACAAGATTGCGTCTGATCATGAGTGACCCAAGCAAGAGCCCGCATAGGCATACCTTCCAAAAAGATGGTTATATCAAACGTATGGAAGAAAAGGGAGAAAAGCCTAACGAAGCTTATCTAGATTACTTCCAACAAATCTTAGAAGATCATAAGCACAAGTTTGACGATCCAGAAAGCCGTGTCAACAACATGGAATACGATCTCCTAACCACTGATTGGATTTTAGAAAAAGCTCGTGCTAGCGAAACTTATTCTCAAAATCTTTATGCTGCCATGTGTAATAATGATTTCCAAAAACTAGATGTACTGCCAATCCTAAAAGAACAGTCTTGGAGTTGCTCATGGAGGTATGCGGGCGGCATCATCGCAGACATGCGACAGCAAGGAGATTACATTGACTGGTACTGTTCTGGTATCGGTGATGGTCTGGGTAATGGTGACGAAGATGGCACAAAAGGATATGTGGCAGAAAGCGTAGTAACTGATGAAATCAAGGAGGATCTGAAAAAGCTAGGATGGGTTGTCCTAGATAACGATGACTGATATGATTATCGACGACGGTTACAGAAAGCATGTGTTGGAAAGATTGCGAGCCAACATTAAAGCTATAAGAAATATCGCAGAAGATTCCCTAGAGGGAGAACTATTGATAGGCATTTATGCTGTAGGAGATGTCATCCAAGCTGGAAGTTTTGATGAATCTAGCGAAGTAGAATTGCTATTTCATATCGATGGTGATGGTGAAATGGACCCTTATCTCTCAGATCAACTTCAAATTGATTTGGAATTAAATCCAGTCAGTGATTTGGAAAGCATCAAAGCTATCGTTTGGAGAGGTCCTATCGAAGAAGATACAGTGAGGTTGTATTGAAATTTTGGAGACTTTGGGCTAAAGCATTAGGTGAAAAATCGGGCAAGACAGACAAAGAAGCCGATATAGTAGCCTTGATTAGGACTTTAATAATATTATGCTATATAATTACCAATGCTTTTATCATAGCAGGGGTCATACGCCATTGGTAGTGGTTGACAGCACTATCATTTGAGCATATAATAATAGTATTGTTAAACACAGCATAGGAGCAATAGATGGCCGTTACTAAAGCCAAACCCAAAAAAGTTGTCGTATCAGCCGGCACACGTCGAGGTGCCAATCCTGATCCAAAGTGGACCGATTGGGAAAAGATGACTGGCGAACAGTATCACCGTTTTCGCCGTAACGCTGTAGCCTATTACTATGCCGAATACAAGACCGCAGATCTTCTTCCTGATCTGTATGCGTGGATGAAAGAAAACAAATACTCGTCAGAAGATATCCGTATGGCAAAAGCAGCCAATGGATTCAATCTAACACAGGCTGCTATAATCGCTCGTTGTCTGCGTACTGGTATGCCAGACTTCAACGAGAAAGAAGCCAAGCATTGGGAAGAACTTCCAGGCACCATGGGCGAACTTAAACCTGTAACTATTTTTCTCCGGGAGCGTATCGCAGATGCTATTGAACGCGGTCGTGACGTCAAAGAACCCGAAGAAGAAAAGAAAGAAGTTTCTACTGCGCCTCAGCCTAGCATCCAAGATCGATTGCGTGAAGCTGCGTTTAAGATGACCGAGGAAATCGAAGATGCTCACGAAAGCTTCTTGATGGATCCTGAAGGGTTTGACCCCAAGGCTATCAAGATCGTTAACCTACTCAAGGGCAAAGAGTGTAAAGGTGCTCATGCTCGTGTGATCAAAGAAATCTATCAACGCCCGTTCGACGAAGTCGTTGAAGCTATGGCAGGCAAAGACGAGCAGCTGAAAGAAGGATATGCTTGGTTAGGCAAAAAGAATATCAAGAAGCTTCATGATTTTTACCAAGAGATCATCAGTGCTTGTGATATGCTACAGCAAGAAGGCAAAGTCAATCGCAAGCCACGTGTCAAGAAGGCTGTGCCTAAGGACAAGTTGGTCGCTAAGATGAAGTACAAAAAGACTGACGACCAGCTCAAACTAGTGTCTATCAATCCTGCGGATATCATTGGTAGTCAAGAAGTTTGGGTGTTCAACACCAAGACTCGCAAGTTGGGCAAATATGTAGCGGCAGCTTACAATGATCTGCGTGTCAAAGGTACGACCATCATCGGGTTCGATGAGAACAAGAGCGTACAAAAAACTCTGCGTAAACCCGAAGAACAGTTGAAAGAGTTTAAGGCAGCAGGCAAGGTAGCACTGCGCAAGTTCTTGGAAGATATCAAGGCTGTGGACATCAAGCTCAACGGACGTATCAACGAAGACACTATCCTGCTTAAGGTAGCTTAAACTGCTGAACCAGCTATGGTGCCGTTGGCATTAAACACGGTAACCATAGCTGTACCACTAGTGGCTGCTAGAGTTATTGTACTAGCACTGACTTGACCTACAGCATTGGCTCCTACAAAACTTCCTGCCATCGCTACGTTGGCAAAACCAGAAGCAGTAGTGCTAGCTGTAATCGTGATAGCCTTAGTAGCTGCGTTAGTATTTCTTAGATAGATCCTGACTTCTCTACCGGCTGTAAGATTACTGATATTGATAGTTCTTGCTGTACCAGATGCGCTCTGGACATAAGCATAGAAAGTCGTTGTCGAAGCATCAACCGTAGCATCGGCATCAGAAGTCGAACTAGAATTGCCATAAGTTGGTGAAACTAATGTTGGGTTTGATCCCAATACAACGTTGCCGGTACCTGTTGTTGACAACACACTGAGGGTGCCATCACCACCTGAAGTAGTTACGATACCATTCGAAGTCAAACTACCAAGTTTCTTGTTAGTTAGACTTTCTGATCCTGCTAGTGTGGCCAATGTACCCGTAGTTGGCAGTGTTACACTTGTAGATGCTGTAGTCGTTAAGGTAAGAGCAAAATTACCAGATGTAGTTAGATTATTGGCAATATCGATATTGCCAGCTAGTTTAACTGTTCGAGCAGCATTTACGACATCTAGTGTCAATGTCCTACCTGCGGTTAACGCTGTCGAACTAGTCGCAGCTATCGTTAGATCAAAAGCAGCACTAGTATCGCGTAAGGCAAACGTTCCTACATTCGTGATGCTAGTTGAAGTGCCGCTGATAGTAGGACTGGTTCCGAGAACAACACTACCGCTACCTGTGGTTGCTGTTACACTTAATGTACCATCTCCGCCAGATGTAGTCACAATACCGTTTGAAGTTAGGCTTCCTAGTTTCTTGTTTGTAAGACTTTCAGATCCTGCTAGTGTGGCTAGGGTGCCAGTTGTAGGCAATGTGACGTTTGTAGTGTTTGTTGTTGTCAGTGTAAGAGCAAAGTTTCCACTAGTTGTAAGAGCGTTAGCAGTTGTTAGGTTTCCGCCTAAATCAATATTGCCGTTTAATTTAACTGTGCGGTCGGCATTAATAACGTCAACTGTTAGAGAACGTCCTGCCGTTAACGCTGTAGAACTTGTAGGAATAACTGATAAGTCAAACGCAGCACTTGTATCTTTTACTTTTAGTGTAGTGAAACGACCTGCTGCCGCGGTCGTTACACCAATGCTCATATTATTGATTGTACCAGCTGTGGCAGGATTTACTGTCACAGTACCTGTGCCTGTGGGACTAAATGTCACATTTAAATTTGCTGGACTTGCTGTCAATGCGTTATTAACAGTTGTTGTACCTGTAGCAGCACCGATGCTTACTGTAGTGGCTGCTCCAAAGGCATTAACTGTTGTCGCTGTGGTATTCAACAGATTAAACGAAGTTTGGTCTGTGGTTATATCACCACCTTTGACCTGTAGATCAAGGTCTACTACAAGATTGTTATTGATATTTGTCGTACCACTAGAATTTCCAATCTCTATAGTCGTTCCAACTGTAGCAAGATTAACTGTTGACGCTGCGCCAAAGGCATTGATCGTAGTAGCATCAGTGTTCAACAAATTGAATGTAAGTGCGTTAGTGGTTAGATCGCCACCTTTGATCTGTAGATCTTGGTTGATCACTACATCACTTCTAAATGTAGTTGTACCGCCAGCTGTTGAGAACGTCAATGTAGTGGCTGCGCCAAATGCCTGGACTGTTGTTGCTGTGCCATCGATTAAATTAAACGAAGTTTGGTTAGTGGTTATATCGCCACCTTTAACCTGTAGATCACCATTTATAACAACGTTGTCATTTTTGATCGTTAATGTTCCTGCTCCTCCCGACGCACCAATGTCAATCGTAGTAGCTGCGCCAAACAGGTTTCCAGTCACTGCATTAGTATTAAACACAGACACTGTGCCTGTCGATGTTGTCGTGATAGATGGCGATGAACCATTTAGATTCAATGATGTAGCATTCGTTCCGGTAATTGTAGGATTGCCAATAGTCAGCGTTCCGCTGTTGGCTCCTATGTTAACTGCCGTAGCCGCTCCAAATAGATTACCGGTAAGAGCATTAGTATTGAATACTGAAGCAGTACCTGTGCTAGTAGTACTGACACTAGGATTTGCTCCGTTCATATTGAACGTGCTCAGGTTAGGAGTGGTCAGTGTAGGATTGTTGATATTGAAAGTGCCTGTTGCTGCTCCCATCGTTATGGTAGTAGCAGAACCACCTATATTCAATGTAGTAGCTGTAGTATTGATCAGATTAAACGAAGTCTGATCGGTCTTTAATGTAGTAGCTCTTAGCTCTAAAGCACCTGTTCCGTTTAGATCTATAACTATATCATCATTGGAATTAGTACCTATGATGTTATTTTCAAAAATCCTTAGACCATTAGTGTCAACACGACTGTTAAGATAGATAGTGCCGCCACTGCTGCCCAATGTCAGTGTCTGATTGTCAGTGTCGGTGGTCAACATGGTAACACCAGTTACAGGCGCAGGATTGAATGAAACTCTTATCCTATAACTAACATTGCCAGTATTGCCAGTCCAATCAATGATTATCCTATAATTTACTGCTCCATTATAAACTTCTGAATATATGTTACTGATTTGATAACTTTGTAAAGCCACCACACCGCTGGCGCTGTCTAGATTTGACCAAATCAATGTGCTAGGATCTTGCCTTTGTAGTACGACAGATCCTGATACTATACTATCTAATACTTTATAAACAGCGGTATAATCTAGCATACCGTCACCGGCTGCTGTGAAGTTGATAGTAACAGTCCTAGCAGCCGACGAGCTTTGTGTTTCATCGGGACTGAGCAATAGTGGATTGCCAATGGTACCAGTACCTGTAACGTTGTCACCAGCACTGATTGTGATACCAGATAGCCCGCCGTCGCTGCTTTCGATATCAGCGACTACTAAATTTTTTACATAAATGGTATTGCTGGTTATGTTGCCTCTAGTAGTCACAGACTGTAGATTGTCAGTTTCTGTAACACCGAAACTTTCGAATTTTAATTCTTGTGGGCCGCCGCGTGTGATAGAAATACCACGCACAGGAGTTATAGTGATGCTTTGATTAGCACCTGCTGTGCTGCTAAGGTTGATATCTGTAGTTGCTAAAGGAACAGTCATGCTGTATTCAGCAGAGTTAATGTTCACAGATCCTGTATCTTGATCGATACCGTTGACAAACATACCAGCACCTAAAGTTATGTTTAGGCTGTCTCTGACACTTTTGGCTTCCAGGGTAGATCCAACAACAGGCAGTGTAGGATGGAAAAATCTCACAGTCCTAAAGGTGTCTATATAGGCTGTATCATAAGGAAAAGTATAATCAGCTACTAGCAAATGATTCGACCCAGATCCAACTGACAGCAGATCTATAGGAACGATTTCCCTAGCATTTTGCTCAGTGGTTGCCAGTTTAAATGTGTTGGCTGTGAGATAGATAATGTAATACTTGTGTCCGTCTACTAATCCGCCTATACTGGTTCCGCCACCGTTATAATATATAACACCTTGATAATTATTGAATCCGTGGCTGTTCTTTGTAATTACGTCTGTACCAATGTTAACCGCTGTAGCAGGGTTAAACGTTATCGGGCTAGTTGAAATCGCTGGCATTATCCTGTCCTTTTACCAAGTATTTATTGTTTTTGACAAAGGATAAATATTCGTACTATGGAACAAACCAACATTGATCAAATACTCGGTGGCTTGGCTGATGAGCTAAAAGCCATTTCTGCTGCTAACAAAGTCACTGCGCCCGGAGAAATACTAGCTGTTATTGAACAGAATCTAGCTAGTCTTTTCAGGAATGTACCCTACGGTTCATTGAGCGGAGACCACATAGAAGGCGGAAAAATCAAAAATTTCAGCAGCTCTGGTATAAGAGATTCTGCTACAAAAACTGTTCTGACTATCGACGACACAGGAATCAAAACTAGAAATGCCAGCATCGACAACGTTGATTCCAATCTAAATGTATCTAAAACATTGACTGCCAACGAGCTAGTAGTAGTCAACGATCTCACAGTATCAGGCATTTTAAGAGCCAATTTAGAAGTAGACTACAAAAAAATACTCAATCAGATTCCGCAAAGAGCCTTTACAGGCGATATGATCGCAGGCGGTACTATAAGAAACTTTGCTAGTACCGGTATACGAGATGTAGCTACTAGTCCAAAGATCGTAGTCCAAGATGATGCTGTAGCGATAGAAGCACTCAAGACTCCTTTAATCAAAGGCGATGTCGCTGTAGAAAACTCACTCACAGTCAAAGATGCCAGGATTACTGGCACACTTACTGCTGAAGTAATTACTGTAAAAGAATTAAGAACTGATATCAGGATTGAAAGATCTACACCATTAGAATTCGTAGAGACAGCAGACAGTCCTATCATAGGAAAAGGGCTAGTTTGGAAAAGCGGTAAGAGTCCTAAACAACTGATATTAAAAGATCAAGAAACTATTTGGTCTTCACAAAATATAGATCTAGCACAAGAACGTTCTTACATGATAGACAGTGTGTCTGTGCTGAGTGTAAAAGAACTTGGGCCCACAGTTTCCAAGAGCAGACTCAAAGAAGTCGGCAATCTTAATAAACTAACAGTGTTGGGAGATGTAAACTTCAATGATGTATTCGTTTACAATTCTGTCAGCGATAGGATTGGTATAGGCATAGAACAAGGACACAGCAAGCTATCTGTATTCGAGCATAATGTAGAAATCATGGTAGGCACTAAAGATCAAAGCAAGGCTGTGATCGGAACTTTTGCCAGCAATGAATTACATCTAGTCACAGATGATACTTCAAGGATCGTGATTGACGGCTCTGGTAATACCACAGTGGGCGATGCCAATAATCCAAAACAGGTCAAGATATTTGGCAAGGTTAGTATAGGTATCAAGAATCCAGATCCTTCAGTTTCACTACATGTCGACGGACCTATCAGGATCGCAGATCGACTACAGTCATATGGTTCAGCAGCACCTATCTATGGTACTTACAAGAAAGGTGATATTGTTTGGAATTCAGAACCTGCTATCAATCAACCCATAGGTTGGGTATGTGTAGCAGACGGTAGCCCTGGTATCTGGGCCAAGTTTGGTATGATCGGATAAAGATGCCAGTCCTAGCGATAGGAAACGGTGAAAGCCGAACAAACATAGATCTAACACCGTATACTAAAAAATATCTCACAGTAGGTTGTAATGCTCTGATCAGAGACTACGATGTCGATCATCTGGTCTGTGTAGATCGAAGAATGGTCACGGAAGCAGTAGCATTAAACAAACAATGTCGCATCTATACTAGACCAGATTGGATCGATCAATTTCAATCATATCCCCAAGTAACTACGGTACCCAAATTGCCTTATAAAGGTGATCAAAGAGCAGACGAGCCATTCCAATGGGGTAGTGGACCTTATGCTATATTGCTAGCTGCCAATCTATGTACAGACACAGTATACATGATGTCTTTTGATCTATATGGAAAAGTAGACAAGGTCAACAACGTGTACAAAGGTACATCCAATTATGTCAAAGACGATTCTCATGCTATAGATCCTAGTTATTGGATACATCAAACCAAAAAAGTATTCGAAAGTTTTCCAGAGTTAACATTTGTGATAGTCAACGATGATGATTGGCCTAATCCATTAGAATGGCGACTGCCCAATGTGGAACTAATCAGTTTTAAAGATTTCTCTTGACCATGTTATAAATATCCTGTAACATTATTAAATGTTACGAGGACTAAGACGCTCACCCCTCTTTAAATACTCTGCGTGTCATCAAACTTGCTCATTTGTTACAGGAGACTAGAGATGGCAAAATATTACTCAACAAAAACTTACGGCAATGACAGAGGGCTGTCATGCTGTTTTAGACAATGGCGTTCAACACATAGCCATTGTTCACTATTACACGGTTACTCTATCGGAATCAAACTGATTTTTGAAAGTGAAACCCTAGATGATCGCAATTGGGTCATGGACTTTGGAGGTCTAAAGGCATTCAAAGAATGGTCAGAATTTATGTTTGATCATACCTTGGTAGTCGCCCATGATGATCCTCATCTTGAAAAATTTCAAACGCTAGCAGAATTGGGTTTGAATGATGTAGGAGGGATCTGCGATCTACGTGTAGTCGACGGAGTCGGTTGTGAAAAGTTTGCCGAATTGGCATACAAAACAATGGACGATATCTTGAAAACGTTCCAAGCAGGTAAAGTTTGGCGTTACACTGATCATAGAAACAATTACCTAAAAGCGTTCGAACCTCGCTATCCTGTAGGCAGCGGTGTGAGGATCAAGAGCGCAGAAGTATTCGAACACGCAGGTAATTCCGCGATCTACGAAGGTTAATCATGCTCAATGTGATCTGTTTAAAACACGGAACCAAGTACAGTTCCGATTATGTAAACAGATTGTATAACATGATCGAGAGGCATCTAACGGTGCCTCATCGTTTTGTCTGCTTCACAGACGATCCTTCAAATCTAAACACAGCTATCGAAATACGTATGCTGCCAGACAATCACCTACAAGGTTGGTGGTGGAAACCATATGTATTCAAAAAAGATCATTTTCCAGAAGGAGATACTTGCTTCTTTATAGATCTAGATATGGTCATTGTACGAAACATCGATCATTTGATTTCCTATAGGTCAGGAGATTTTGTAGGACTGAGAGACCCTGGTCGTGTGTTTAGGAGAGATTATCAAAAATTAGGCAGCGCAGTCATGCGTTGGCCAGCAGGAAAATTTTCTAATATATGGGATGATTTTGTAGTCAAATTTGAAACTATCTGCGCTAGACTACACGGAGATCAAGATTGGATATATGATCTACACAAAAATAACATTTACTTCTATCCAGACGAATGGATCAAAAGTTATAAATGGGAAGTACGAACTAGGGATGAAATTTTAGGCTTCGGTAAGAATTCAAAATTTAAATTCGTATCTAATCCCAAAGTTTTAAAAGAAACTGCTGTGTTGGCCTTCCACGGGTATCCTATGGTACACGAAGTTCAAGATCCTATTATCGTAGACAATTGGAGATAGGGCGAAAGCAGGCTCTGAGGAATGCCTTCTCTCATTTCATCTTCAGTCCATTCACACCAACAAATATCATTAGCCCATTGTTCTCTATCCAATCTTGGTAGATTTTCGATCAAAGAAATATCAGTAGCAGAAACAGGTGCTGCCAAACTGCTTCTATCTACTATAGCCGGAACTCCTGCTATAACAGATTCGATACCAGGATTGCTATTATGGTTAATAACACAATAGGCATCCAGAAGTTCTTGTTGGAAAGGTTTAGAATCGTCAACTTCCACTCCACTAACCGCAAACTTAAATCTAGGATGTTGGCGCAACACTATATTCCTGTCTGTATACTTTCGAACTTCTTCTATTATATTTTTGGTCCAGGTAATAGGATCAGGCTGACCTGCCCACTGTTGGCTGTGTGCGTGTTGAGAACATATGATTATCTTTCCGTCATTGTTCTTCCAAGGCTGTAGTTCTATTCCTAATTTCTTTCTACGTGTCGAATCTTTTGGACCTTGTACAAAATAGTGTCCTGCGTTTATGCCGTTGACTCCTATCTTCCAAGTGATATCTCTTTTCAGTCCGCCGATTTCCAAAACTACTACCGGCTTGTTTTGGGCTCTATATGAATCAAAAACAGCTTTGTTGAATCTCATACGACCATACCAAAGCACACTCCAGATAACGGCTACGTCACCGTCTCCGGAATTATAAACGACTTCGTGTCGAAATTTTTTCAAACCTCGAGCAAAGGATTCGAATATGGGCGGACTATTCATGGCCCCGAAATTGGTGTAGAGATCAAATTTCATACTGTATATATTGACTTATAGCTCTGTTGATAGTATAATAAGACTATGACTAAGACTATCTTCTATAAAAAAGTAGGACGCCGTTATGTTCCGGTTTCGGAATATGACAGCGAATATTTGGATAGCTTTCCAAAAGGAAATCATTTGGTCAGTGTATATCCGGGAGGTTCTAGTCGAAGATTCAATATCAATCCAAACTACGCTGCTATGATCGCAGCAGGCCGAATTGCCGAAGATGCTATCAGTCGTGCTGTCTATCAAGCGACAGAAGTCCGACCAAAACGCAAAGCTATGACCCAGGCAGAAATAGATGCTTGGAACAATCTTATCAAAGTATGGGGAGAAGAAGCTCGTGGCCTTGTTCACCCATCTGCTAGAGAAGTTGCTGAAGTCGGAGTCGCTGCTATGGTAGAAGAAGCTGAAAAACTTTTACAAAACGAAAGTGTTCGCAAGGCATATGAACATTTTATGCTAATGTGCGAACTTACCAAGGATAAAAATGACTAAGATTGGTTTTACTTGCTCTACGTTTGATCTGTTCCACGCAGGTCATGTGATGATGCTAGAAGAAGCTAAAACAAAATGCGATTATCTAATTGTGGGATTACAGACCGATCCCACACTAGATCGGCCACACAAGAATAAACCTGTACAAGGTGTATTTGAAAGGTGGGTACAGCTTAATGGCTGTAAGCATGTGGATCAGATCGTTCCATATGCTACAGAACAAGAGCTCTACGATATCTTGAATTCTTTTCCTATTGATGTTAGAATATTAGGAGAAGAATACATAGACAAAGATTTTACTGGCAGCGGTCTACCGATGGAATATCATTTCAATAGACGCAGGCACAGTTTTTCCACAACCGAATTAAGACAGCGTGTAGTTGACGCAGAAAGCAACAAATGACTAAACGTATAGGGTTTGCCTGTAAATGGATCGACGGTCCTAGCCAAATCGACGGCATCAAACAGAAGGACGACTGTAAGCAGTACAATACAGGTAGCACCACTGTGGCATGGTTAAATAGACAGACGAGAGAAGTAGCAGAACAAAAGCTATGGGATCTAGCTAATGCTAATATCGAAGCTACTCGTAAACTTGTCGAACGTGTAGGAGAATTACCCGATGAACTCCGTATGGTCCGCCTTAGCAGTGATATTCTTCCTGTCTACACTGAGCCTAGCTGGTCTTACTATTATCGTCAGCCTGATGTCCGCTTACATCTTGAAAGAGCCTTTTCGAGTGTGGGCGATCTGGGACGCAGTCGGGGGGTACGCCTTAGCTTTCACCCTGGTCAATTTTGTGTGTTGGCTAGTGATAATGATGACGTTGTTAGTCGCTCTATAGAGGAGTTCGAATATCATGTGGACATGGCTCGCTGGATGGGATATGGCAAAACGTTTCAAGACTTTAAAATCAATGTTCATATCGCAGGCCGACAAGGCCCAATGGGAATACGTGCTGCGTTGGCTAGGATGACTCCCGAGGCCCGTAACACGCTAACTATCGAAAATGATGAAATGACTTGGGGCATAGAAGACAGCATCGAGCTAGTCAACGATTGTGCCCTTGTACTAGATATACATCATCATTGGGTAAACTCAGGAGAATATATCGATGCTAATGACGACCGTGTTAAAAGGATTATTGATAGCTGGCGGGGTGCTAGCCGCCCTGTGCTTCATTACTCTGTCAGCCGTGAAGATATATTGGTTGGACACGACATGTATACCCTTCCTGATATGGCCCAACTGCTGAGCCAAGGATACAAAAAACAAAAACTCAGAGCTCATTCTAACTTTTACTGGAATCAACCAGCAAACGAATGGGCTCTGAGTTTCCGAGACAACTTCGATATCATGTGCGAGAGCAAAGCTAAAAATCTAGCTAGTTTCGCACTATACGAAGAAGCGCAACAGTTAGGCTGCTGATTTTGGTTTACGGCCGCGTTTAGGCGTTCCTTCTTTCTTCTGAGCAGGCTTCTTAGCAGGAGCCTTTTTCTTTGGAGTAGGAATGCTCTTTACAGCAGCTTCTGTAGCAGCTTCAGCTACGCTAACTGGTGGTTCAACTTTATATGGGGCTACTGGTGTAGAATTAGCTACAGCTACCGCAGAACTATCTGTAGTAGGACTGCCTGCCGGTAATACAGTTGTACCAAACCCAAAAAGCTGTTTTAGAAATTTAATCATGTTAATCTCCTTACAGCCTATTTAGCTGGTAAATATAGTCATGAAGGACATAAAGACCTATATCAATTTAATAGAAGTAGCAGACAAACAGCTCAGGCAAGAGCCACTGCCTTATAAAAGAACCGAGCTAGATCCTGTTTTGAGTGAAAAAACTCTGGATTATCATTATGGTAAGCTAGCTAAAGCCTACGTAGAACGTTACAATAAAGGTGAAGGTGATTCAGATTTTAATAAAGGCGGAGCAGTACTACATAACATTTATTTTTCACAGCTAAAGCCGCCCGGTGGTGCTAATCGCCCATTCGGTGCTAGTGAAGAACTTATAGAAAGAAAATACAAATCGTTCGACAGTTTTAAAGAAGAATTTTTAAAAACTGCTATGACTATACAGGGCAGCGGTTGGGTGTTTATGGACAGACAAGGTGAAATAAAGACTATAAAAAATCATAATATCACCGGTGATCCTACTAGGATAGCACTGTTAGTAGATTGGTGGGAACACGCTTGGGCATTAGATTACCAAGCAGACAAAGACAAATATATGAATAACTTTTGGCGCATAATAGATTGGGCCATAGTAAATGATAGATTACAATAACTAAAGGAGACCAAACATGTTAGAAACAGTATTTTGGATTTTAGTAGGTGCATTCGTGGGCTGGCATATTCCACAGCCATCTTGGGCTAAGGCTTTGGAAGATAAAGTCAAAGGTTTTTTTATTAAGGACTAATCGTGGCATATAGCAACCAGGTTATTGATCATTATGAAAACCCCCGCAATGTGGGTAGTCTTGATAAGTCTGATCCTACCGTTGGTACTGGTATGGTTGGGGCACCTGCTTGCGGCGATGTGATGAAACTTCAAATAAAGGTAGATGAAAATGGAATCATCGAAGACGCAAAGTTTAAAACCTACGGGTGCGGTTCGGCGATTGCGAGTAGCTCGCTCGTTACCGAATGGCTTAAAGGTAAGACGCTCGACCAAGCGGGTACGATTAAAAATTCGGCTATCGCAGCAGAACTCGCTTTGCCCCCCGTCAAGATCCACTGCTCTATCCTCGCAGAAGATGCTATTAAATCAGCCATTGAAGATTATCGTAGAAAGCAAAGAGAAACTGAATTAAATGATAACACTGTCGGAACTAGCAGCTGAAAAAGTAAAGACACAGTTAGAACGCAGAGGCAAAGGATTGGGCATAAGAGTAGGAGTAAAAAACTCCGGATGTTCAGGTCTTGCTTATGTTTTAGAATATGTCGACACTCCAAACGAGCATGATGACGTTTGGCAAAGCAATGGTGTTAACATTTACACAGATAAGAAATCTCTAGTGTACCTGCTAGGTTTAGAAATGGATTGGATCAAAAACGGACTTAACGAAGGGTTTGATTTTAAAAACCCCAACGAAACTGCTCGCTGCGGGTGTGGGGAAAGTTTCAAAGTATAGAACACCTACCTTAGGACGTTATCGTTACATAGGTGTGCCCGGCTGCTGGGCGAGGATGATAGTAGGAGTCGTGCCCGAGGGCATCCTTAAGTGAGCATTAATATTTGCTAACAGGTAACAGACTGCTAGCGGGCATGTCCCATATCTTTTTCCTATCTACTCCTTTTTTCTGTGCGAAACGTTTAACATCGCACTTTGAGCAGCAATGGAAATAATTGTTACTTAGACGCCTATGGTCTATGTGTTTTAGATCTCTTTCAAATTCTTCATCACAACTGTCGCAACGGAATACCGCCACAGTCTTTTCTCTCGTATAGACATGATCCTTACCTAGCTTGCTAGGTCTAGTGTATTCTGTGGTACGTGTCAGTTGTTTCAAGTACATAAGATATTTACATTCGGCTTATAGAATTTTGGGCTAAATATTAGGAGCAAGTAGCTTTTTCCGGAGTTTATAATGGCTAGACAAGAGATTAATATTGGTATCGAAGGCAATGACGGTACCGGCGACAGTATTCGTGACAGTTTTAAGAAAGTCAACGAAAATTTCACAGAACTATATGCTATTCTAGGACAAGAAGGTAAACTGTCCTTTACTGGGCTATCTGACACACCTAGCCAGATACGCCTAGCTGATTCAAATAAAATACTGGTCGTTGATGGTGTAACTGAAGAAATTGTTTTTAAAGAACTAGTAGGTGATGCTACTCTAGTTATCAACCAAGTAGATCCAGGAGTTATCCGTTTTAGTTCTCTAGCTTCTGCGTTGATCAACGATGCCACTCCAACACTTGCTGCCAACTTAAACTCTAATTTCAAACGTCTAACAAATCTTAGTCCAGCTCAATTAGATACAGATGCTGCTACAAAAGGATATGTAGACGGAAAATTATCTCTAGCTGGCGTAAATGCTAGAGATCCAAACACTAATGCTATTAGGACAGAATGGGGAACTATGACTGGTCCGCTGATCCTAAGCAGAAATCCTATACAAAGCGATGATGCCAACTACAATGGGTTAATCGCTGCTACAAAATCTTATGTAGATGGCAAAACATTTACCAGTGCTAATAACATCTTTGTTGCTAAAAATGGTAGCGACAATAGAACAGATATTCCAGAAAACCAAAGAGGACGTTCTTGGTCAGCTGCCTATGCTACTGTTAGCTATGCTGCTCAAGTAGCAGAGCAGATCATTAACAGTGCTCCATTTGAACTAGGTCCTTATAGAAAGAAACTTACCTACGATTTTGGTACCAAGAATTCAACACTTTATTCGTTTGCTGCTTCTCCCTTGTCAGGAGTAGGTGCTACAGCAGTAGCAAGGATGGGCGTCGATTCTTTCACTATCCCTATCGTAGGAACTGGGTACGAACTCGGAGATGTGTTAACGCTATCTGGAGGTACTCCTGTTATTCCAGCACAGGTGCGTGTAGAAGCCAAAGATATCACAGGCGGCATTACTCAACTTTCTATCGTAGAAGCAGGTGTCTATAGCGCATTACCTGATAATATAACCAATATCACTCTCGTAGGAGGAACCGGTAACGGTGCTAGGATATCGGCTACCTGGAAAGTCAGTAGCATCATAGTTACTAATGGAGGTAGCAATTACGGTTCTGCTTCTGCCATATTCTCAGGAGGATCTCCTACATTAGGAGCAGAAGCCACTCCTATAGAAGTAGGTGGAGTTATCAAGGATGTGAATATCGTAAGCAATGGTTCTGGATATACATCTATTCCAACTATCGATATCTATCTACCAAGAATAACCATAACTACAGAAAATCTAGGTTCCGACTTTGACAACGATCTATCAGATGGTCAACTATTACGAGGATTAACTTCAGGTGCTGTAGCTAGAATCGTTAACTTTGCTGCCGAAATAGATAATCTAGGCAACGAAATATTTGATATACAAACACTTACTGGTAATCTTCTTGTAGGAGAAGAAATAGAATACGGCCAAGCTACCAAGAACGTACAAGTTACTATTGAAGTAGAAAGTGGTATCTATTACGAACATTTTCCTATACGTCTAGCAGCTAACGTTTCTATCAAAGGAACAGAATTTAGACGTGTCCAGATCAGACCAAAACCAGGAATCAGCAGATCCCCTTGGGCTAGATTATATTTCCGTAGAGATCCTATCATCGACGGAATCCGTGTCTCGACCACAGAATACGGTTATCACTATCTAACAGATCCGCTGGACTACTCAAGCACTCCCAAGAATAACGACGAAATGGATGTGTTCTTAGCCAATGACGCTGTTGTTGTACGTAACATGAGTGTTCAAGGTCACGGCGGATTCATGATGGTACTTGACCCCGAAGGTCAGATATCTGCCAAGTCACCATACATGCAAGTTGGATCAAGTTTTACTGGCAGCACTAATGCCAAGAGATTTGCTGGTGGACAATACGTCGATGGATTCGTAGCTAACATGCCCGGTGTGCTACTAGATAAGAGCGATGACGGATATAAGATCACTATCGGTGGTCTTTACAGAGAACCTCAGCTACCAACATCATTTGTGTTCGGCAGTGATTTATATAGGATTACCTTAGCGACTAGAGTAGAAACACCATATTTTGGCGCTAAGACTCTGCTGGCTGCTAACAAAACATTCATACAAACAGAAACCATAGCATGGATCAATTCACCTAGTGGATTTCCTAATCTAAACTATGACGAAGATATTTGTTATAGAGATGTAGGACTGATCGTTGATGCTGTCATGGAAGACCTTCTATATGGCGGTTATAGACATAGCTCACAAGCAGGTAGACTATATTTTTCTAGTGGTTCTACTATCATTGCCGGTCAAGTAACACAGACTGCCGCAGCTATAAGACATGCTAGAGATATCGCGATAAAATGTATCAAACAAGAACTGTTTACACCTGTGCTAGGCAGCGCAGGACAAACTACTATTCCGTCGATCACTGATGGTGCCACTGCTCAAACTATCGTTGACAACTGTTTTGAAATCATAGCTAATATTGTTCAATACGGAGAAGCTATGTATAAGGCCAAGGCCTTGATACAGGCTAACAAAGAACTCATACAGGTAGAAACTGTTAAATTTGTCGATCAATATTATCCTTCACTAAATTATCTTAAAGACACTTGTAAGCGAGATGTTGGACTTATAGTTGATGCTATTGCTATAGACATGTTTGGAGATTTTACAGAATCTCTAAGAGCAGGATATTCTTACTACAGACAAGGAGTATTGGTATATGCGCAGGATCAAATTCCTGCCGAAACAGATGCTGTTAATTTTATAGGTTCTACTATAACCGATATTATACAGAACATCACCATAAGTCCTTTACGTAGCAAACAGACTTTCAATCCCTCATCTGCTGTTTCTATATCAGCAAATACAATAACACTACCTTCGCACCCATTTACTAATGGATCTAAGGTACAATATAGCAACGGCGGTGGGTCTTCTATTACCACAGATTTTGGTACCTTATCAACTGTAGATCCATATTATGTTTATGTGATAGATGCTGACACTATTCAACTGTTCGAATCATTTGATCTGATAGTAGCCGCAGAAAAAGGTCTTTCTACAGCATTGGCAATCAATATCACAGGATCAGGCAGTGGGTCCAGCCATACTATTCAGTTCTACCAGACTAAAGACCTAACACTATCAGGTGTAGATCTAACCAACGCTAAAGTACTAACAGGAACTAGCACAGGTACTATAGACACTGCTGTAGGTTATATTAATACTATCGCAGCAGGCGGTGATAGTACCACTGTGCCTGATATCTATCCACAATATAACTGCGTGTTAGATACTCCATATAATGCCATGGTCGGTGGTAAAGTTATCTTAAGAACACCTGGTAACAAGTCAATGTTGAACAACGACTTTACACAGGTCAATGACTTGGGCTATGGAATTTTTGCCAACAATAACGGTTTGATCGAATCTGTGTCGCTGTTTACCTATTACTGCTACACAGCCTACTACTCACTCAACGGTGGTCAGATACGTTCAGTGGGTGGCTCATGCTGTAACGGTGTGTATGGTTTAAGGGCAGAAGGTGCTGACCCTAATGAAGTACCAGATTCAGTCAATCTAAAATTTCCGCTAGCCCAGACAGCTACATCTTATGAAAATGCTCTACTGTCTATTAGCAATGCCAAGGGATCGTTAACTCTTTATGTGACCAATTATTCATATCTACCTCGAAATGGCTGTGTCGTCGACATTGATCATACAGGCGATTCTGGAGCAGGAGTTACATTAGGTTGGAGAACATACAACGTAGTAGGTGTATCCACAACAGGTTTACCAACCGGTGTTGCTGCGCTTTCATTAGCTAATGTGACTAGTGCTTCGGGAGTCACTGGTATCGCCAACGATTTGACCAGCAAATCATTGATCATAAGACAAAGCGGTGAATTGGTCATTAGTGGTAAAGATGCCATCGTAAGCACAAGACCAAGCACTGCTCTAGTATTTTCAGAATCAACTGCCAACGTTATCAGAGTAACTGCGTTTAACCCATATCTAGATGTCGGAGCAGCAGACAAAGATGTGTTAGTGACCACTAGAGACGGATTCAGTTATGTTTCGTTACCTGTCAAGAAAAATGATACAACATTTACTATACCTCCAGGTTTCGGCAATGCTGGCGATGATTATATAGCTATCCAACCTTTAAGCACAGCTAACGCTGCGAGACTGACTTATCAAACTACAGGTTATACTGTATATCCTAGTACAACAGGAACAGGAGGACAGATATTTGGTTATCAAGACTCTATATACGAAATAACAGGATATACGCTGGTTAATACCGGTCTACCAAATGCTTATGCCAAGGTTACATTTAACAACGTCACTAATCCTAATGCTGCTACTGCTCGAGGAACGGTCAGCGCGGTTACCAAGGCCAATCCTGCTGTAGTCACTACTACACAGGCCCACATGATGACAGACGGCAAGAAGGTCAAATTCACCGGCGTCGGTGGTATGACAGAGTTGAATTTCTCAGGTTCAAACTATTACTATATCAAGAGACAGACTAACACTGTCAATATAACTGCCACTGCTGCCGGAACTAATTATGTAACTTTAGGATCAGCAGTGTCTACACCTGCGCTGGCTACTGGACAGGCTGTGATAGTTTCTGGATCTATAGGCGGATTGGTCAGCATACAAGACTATTTCGTCCATCGTGTGATTAATTCTACAACAATCACAGTGAGCACGTACAGGATCAATGCTACGGCAACAATCGTTTCTACAGACCCATCAAGACCTAATCAGATAGTAGTCGACGATACCAGCAAGCTATCGCTGAATCAAGCTATCATCTTCTATGGTACAGGGTTTGGCGGTATCGTTAGTGGTACTACATATTATGTTCTATCTATACCAGATACTACACATATTACGATAACTGCCACTATCAGCGGTACGACCCCAGTGACATTGACTACTGCTTCCGGATATATTTGGGGTGGTACTACTGCTACACTTAGCAACGCTACTGGTTCTGTTTCTACAGTGATCAGATCATTTGATAGTTTTGAATTGTATTCAGATAGTGCGTTAACAACCGCAGTCAACAGTACCGGATATACTACATTTACCAGCGGTGGTACTGTCAGTGCCATGGGCGGATTAACTTACAGCATCAATAACAGTGCCAGCAATGTGTCACTCAACGCAGGTATAAGAGGTGGTGCTACAGGAACTGTCACCGTTAATATTTCTACTATGAGAGCCACTAGCGTGGACTTCTTGGATATAGGAACTGGTAGCTACGCAGACACTAACTATCCATCAGATATTTTTGGTCCGCCGGCTAACACCCCTGATGTAGCTAAACAAGTTCTAGAACAAAACAAGGGTCGTGTGTTCTATGTAAGCACAGACCAAAACGGTACATTCAAAGTCGGTGACTTCTTCGGTGTTGATCAAGGTACAGGTAATTTGACCCTGAGCGCCAAAATCAACTTGGCTGGTATCGAAACTCTAAGATTGAAGAGCGGCGTTGAAATTAACGAGTTCTCAAACGATACAACCTTAGGTGGAACAGGACCTGCTCCATCTACTTCTACACCTACATCTAATGCTGTTAGAACCTATATCGATTCTAGACTAGGTCTATCTAACAGCGGCACCATAGTAACTACAGGTTTGGTTGGTCCGGGGTATATGGCTCTAGATGGTACATTGGGCATGAAAGGTCCTATGGACCTTAACAACAACAGAATCATAAATGTTGCTAGTCCAACATCAGCGAATGATGCTGTTCCAAGAAATTACATGAAGCTGTTGAATCTAGAGGATGGTACGACTACTGGAGCAAGCAGCGGTGACCTATTGACATTCACTGGTACTGCTGCCGGCTTTACAAAAGCCACTGTTACTGGTGCTATAACTCTAAACAGAAGCGGAACTACATTAACATCTACCCTTGCTTCAAATTATGTTACTGATAACAATATAGCTTACACTGCTGCTATCGGTCAATACAAGTTAAATCTTAACACTCTAAAAGCAAAAGCTGCGGATGGTCTACAGATAACTTCTTACACCAATCAAACAGTAGGAGCTCCTCGAGTAACACTGACAGCCACATTACACGGATTTGTTAATGGAGAAAGCGTTGTCATTTCAGGTGAGACTTCAATAACTTCTTTAAACGGTCAATGGACCGTTTACAATGTGACTACTAACACATTCGATATAGCACTAGCTATACCGTCTGGCACACTAAGTTCTACTATACGAGTAAGATCGTTCGGTCTGTTATCAGCTGCCGATTCGGCTGTGTTCACAGTTAGTGCTAACGGTTTCTTGAGCTTGAATGATTCGACTTCTACTACTAGTGGTGTTAGATTTACCAAGCTGGCATACATCGATCCTAGTGTTTATGATGCCACTGACAATCAATCATTGTCTGGAAACAGCACAAAGGTGTTGGCAAGAAGAGCAACACCTGCTAGTGGAACCGCTATCGGAGCTCCGGTTCCCGTTGACGCTAGAACTATCGTAGAAGACGGCGACGGTCTAAGCAGAGCAGAAGTTCCATCAGTAGGTGCTGTGGTTAGAACAGCTACTGGTACTGGCTCTGGCAAATTTAGCACAATCGGTTACAGTTCTACAACTGCTGTAGGTGGTTTGAATCTAGTACAAAGAGATGCTTCAAACGGATTTTCGGCAGGCGCTGTATCTGTTACAGGATTGACCAGTAGTGGTGAAATTACGCTGGCAGGTGGTGGATCAATTAATGCTGTCGGTTCACTTGGTATCAAGATGACTGTTAACAGCACAACATCAACTGTACTATCTCGAGTATTAGATAACGCAGGTTCTCAAGCATATTATGTTGCTCTCAGAGATGGTAACGGTAATACTGCTATAAGATTAAACACCGGTACATCGGCAGCATATCAATACAATGCTTATTATGCTACTATTCACAATTTTTGGGATGCCACCGGTAGTAACGCAGGTACAATTAATGTTAATAATGGCGGAACATTATCAACAGGCGCAGCAGCAAATACTGGACAGATTGTCGGTAACTGGTCTATAGGTTCGGGCAGTAGATTCTCAGCCACATGGGCCGACTTAGCAGAATGGTATACAAGTGATCAAGAATACGAACCAGGTACGATAGTAGAATTTGGAGGCTCTGCCGAAGTCACTAAGAGCAGCAAAGCAGCTACTACTAGAATAGCCGGTGTGGTTTCTACTAATCCGGCTTATGTGATGAACGGAGAATGCCCAGGCACTAGAGTATGTGTCGCACTACAAGGCCGTGTGCCATGTAAGGTAGTAGGCAAAATTTCCAAAGGAGATCTCATAGTTTCTAGCCAGATTCCGGGTGTAGCTATTTCTTCCGGCGAAGAAGCTAAACCAGGAACAATCATAGGTAAAGCCCTAGAAAATTACGACAGCGATAGAATTGGTACGATCGAAGTTGCCGTAGGCAGGTTATAAAAAACTAGGATAAATATAGGGTAAAGGTAATAAAATGAGCATAACATCGATCAACATAGGTAATTTTGTCAATGACGGTCTCGGAGACGATCTTCGTGCGGCTTTCCAAAAAGTCAATGCTAATTTCGCGACTTTAGATAACCAACTGAGTGTTACTGGAAAAAACCTAGGTTCAGGTGCTAGGATCTTCAAGCAAAAGTCTAATTATAATCTCGAAATGAGATCATTAGTAGCTGGAACTAATATTAATCTTGTAGAAAATACTGATAACATCACTATTAATTCTCCTTTACAAAACACATTTAATAGTATAGTAACTAGTAACGGTAATGTGGATGCTATCAGTCCAACTACAGAGGTTACTTTCCAGGGCGGAAACAATATTGTAATCACTAAGTCTGGAAATACTATAGTGTTCGATGCTAACCTAGTAGCAGTCAATCTAGAAGAAGACCTAAATTTAAACGGACACAGTCTATTAGGTTTAGGTAATATAAACATAACAGGAAATATTACCGCTACAAATTTATTCGGTAATCTATTAGGCTACAACAGCCAAGCATTAATTTCAGGAGTATTCGATTATAACTTTGGTTCGATAACTCAAGGAAATTATATAAACGCAACAGAATTTTTATTTTCACAGCTCGATTGGGATTTTGGTACAGTAACAAGTCCAGGTACCTATGAACTCGATCTCGGAACGATTTAACGGAGAAAAAGGATGGCCCTAAAGATACGCAGAGGAACCAACGCAGAAAGGTTAACCATTACCCCAGCGGCAGGTGAATTAATTTTTACGACAGATACAAAGTCGTTATACATAGGTGACGGATCTACTGTAGGTGGAAAATTTTTATCATCAGGTAGCAGCATCATCAACGATATCAACCTAAATGGTCATGATATTGTAGGTACTGGTAATATCGACATTAGTGGTAACATACATGCCAGCGGCACTATCACTGCCGATGGTGATATTACATTAGGTAATGCGAGTACAGACAATGTGGTATTTCAAGCAGACATTAATTCAGACATAATCCCAAATACTAACAACACATACGACCTAGGTACTACCAGCAAGCGTTGGCAAAATCTTTGGGCCAATACTGTCAACGCAACCAACGTAGTGTCAAATCTACAAGGCAATGTTCACGGTGATCTAAATGGTTCTGTGTTTGCTGATGATAGTACACTTATAGTAGATGGCACCAGCGGAAAGATCTACGGTACATTTTATGGAAACTTGACTGGTGATGTTAGTGGTAACTTAACTGGTAGCAGCAATGGCACACATACTGGTCCTGTAATCGGAAACGTAACTGGCAATGTTAGCGGAAATCTAACAGGACTGTTAAAATCTACAGGCGGTCAAACTGTGATGACTACAGGAACCGATGGTACAGATGCTGCCTTCGGCGGACAGACCAGAGGCGATCATTATGGTTCTGTATTTCCAAATAATTCAGGTTTGGGAGGAGCACCATTAATAGATGGTAACGATGTTAGTATTAATCTAAGAAATACAATCGTAGACGATGTCATTCCAAAAGTAGATGGAGTTACTAATCTAGGTTCTATAGCTTACCAAAAATTCAAAAGAGTATATCTATCAGATAGAATCAATCTCGGAGTAGAAAAAGATATAGGCGTCGTAAGACAATACGGCCTTGATATTAAAATTGACGAAAACAGCAATCACATCGTAGTTAAAAACGGTGTGTGGAACGCTTTACCTATCACGACCACATTGTCGGGTAATATCCCAGCAGGATCTAGGACCACATTTACAGTCGACGATCCTACAAACATATTACCAGGTGCTGTATTCAGCTTACCAGGAGTAAGTGAACGAACTGTGTTGTCGGTAGTAGGCAATGTTATAACAGCTACAGAAACTTTTGCTATCAGCGCAGGTCACGGATTAAATGGTGATGAAGTTACATTCTATAATCCAGGACAGCCAACACTTACAGTAAGTTCTGTTGTCCCAACTACATCAGTAGGTTATCCAGGCAGTGTTCCCGGAATGGTCACTCTAGATAATACTTACTTCTATATCTGTAGCGGATTTTATGACGGAAGCACAAGTATTTGGTCAAGAATATCTATCCAGTCGTCAACCTTCTAAGGAATTCGTATGGCTGTAACATGGAATACTCCAGCTGGTACCTTAGGTACATTAAATGAAAGAACTAAACAAAATATAGTTCTTTCTGCCAGCTCTGGCGTATCTGCTGTCACTTATAAGCTGATATCAGGTTCATTACCTCTCGGGCTACGATTAGAAAATAATACCATAGTAGGTACTCCATTCGAAGTTAAGAAACCAATTACTTCTAGATTTGTTATCCGAGCTAGTGACAGTGTAGATAAAAAAGATAGAACATTCGAAATAACAGTGTTAGGGGCAGATGAACCATTTTGGGTTACACCAGACGGACTTTTACCGGTAGGTCCTAATTACACATACTTTGTGCTTGATAACGACAAAGTTGATTTCCAACTATTAGCTTTAGATCCTGACATTCCGGCAGGCGACAAAATAGAATACTACATACCATTCGACGGTGGGGAACTTCCCCCAGGTCTCACATTGTCATCAACTGGTAGGATTTCAGGTTTTACAAAACCAATTTTTGCTCTAGAAAATAAAATTTATAATTCTAACTATGACAGGAATTTATATGATTCAGAACCATATGATCTAGGTGCTTTACCTATCAACGGTTTTGATAGTTTCGGGTTCGACGTACAGACATTTGATTACTTTGATGCTGTAATGTTTCCAAGAAAGTTGACTAGATTTTATCAATTCGTTGTAGTAGCCTCAGATGGATTACATGACGAAAGAAGAACTTTTAAAATCTATGTAGTCAGCGAAGATTTCTTGAAATCAGATAATACCATAATGCAAGTAGGAACTGGTATATTCAGAGCCGACAACACATATGTAAGAGCTCCTATATGGATCACTGAACCCGATCTAGGCACAAGACGAGCTAATAATTATGTTACTTTAAATCTAGAAGTGTTCCACCCAGATACATGGCCAGGTACAATCACTTTTAGATTAAATGATATCAATCCTCAGATAAGAGCAGAAACTCTATCTATAGTTAGAGATACCGACACATACTTAGATGTACAAATAAAACCAACCGTGGCTGGTGATTATCCTGTTCCTAATAAAAAACAACTGATATCGGTCTATGATGTAGCCACATTTACTGATAGCACACTTGGATCATATTCTATCGACAATATCGTATATCAAGGCAATAACAAGTATAGAATTTACGTAGATCCAAGAATAAATGGCAAGATACCCAAAGGATCTGAAATACTTTTCGGAACTCCAAGCGTGGTGCCTAAAGGCATGGTATTAGATACGATAGAAGGAAAATTAACAGGCAAAGTACCGTATCAACCCAGAATAACAGAAACATTTGAATTCAGTGTGGTGGCTACTACTACCTATCCATCAGGAACACAGGCCAGTAGTATTAGAACATTCACTATCAAGACTATCGGTGAGCTTGAGACGGGTATCAAATGGATATCACCTGCTGAACTTGGATCAATCAGTCCAAATAAAGATAGCCAATTAGTAATCGAAGCTGAATCATTACTAAGAAACGGTCTAGTAACTTATCAACTAGTACCCGGAAAAGGAGTTTTACCTCCAGGTCTTACTTTACTATCAACTGGCGAAATCATTGGAAAAGTTAGACAAATCGGAACATTCAATTCAACTGGTTTTATCTATGACTTAGATGGTGGCTCAGCATCCGGTAGTGGCAACATAACCGTAGATAATGGGGACTCCTTATCAACAAATTTTCTCACTCTTGATGGCAATACGACTACGAACATTACACGCGGTTTAACAAGATTTTATAATTATGACGGTAGTAGTGAAAGAGATTTTAATGTTACATTTGATAATACATTAACATCATTTGATAAAGAATTTACATTTGTAGTTGCTGCTAGAGATATCTACAATTATTCCAGTTCATCTAAAACTTTTAAGATAGTTGTATCAGGTATCAGTGATATAGTTTACAGCAATCTCAGTTTCAAGGTATTACAGAAAAAAAGCAAAAGAGATCGTTGGTACACATTTATATCTGACACCACTATTTTCAATCCCGAAAAAATTTATAGATATGGGGATCCGGCATTTGGTATACAGGACAGTTTGACTATGTTAGTTTATGCCGGTATACAAAGTTCTAACATAGATATGTTTGTTGAAGCTGTCAGCAGGAATCACTATAACAAAAGATTGAAATTCGGTGACATCAAAAAAGCTGTCGCTAAAGATCCTACGACACAAGAAATTATTTACGAAGTAGTCTATGTCGATGTAGTCGACGATCTAGTAAAAAATGGCAAGAGCATCAGTAGACAGATAAATCTTCCAGATAATATAAATCGACCTGTGAGAGTCGATGTTGATACTATCAGAGTAGACAGCAATAACTTTCTTGCTAGTGATAGAGATGTACAGACAATATGGCCAAACAGTATCAAAAATATGAGAAAACGTATCAAAAGTACAGGCCTTAATGATCGAACCTATCTGCCGCTTTGGATGAGAAGCATACAGGAATCTAGTTTCGTAGAACCTGGATGGGTTAGTGCGATGCCTATCTGCTACTGTTTACCAGGAGCAGCAGATGACATCATAATAAACATAAAGAATCTAAGCGATTTCGATTTTAAAACCATAGACTTTGAAGTAGATCGATATCTGATTGATTCTACCGACGGAATACTACAGGATAAATATCTAGCATTTCCGCAACGTGGAGAAATAATATAAAATGGCAAGCAACATAAATTCAGCACAGATTGATGAAACTTATCCAATCGCAGGAGTAGATAACGATACTCAAGGATTTAGAGATAATTTCAATTATACCAAGATCGGACTAGCTACAGCAGCTACCGAAATTACAGACCTACAGGCTAATACAGCTAAAATCAATGTAGACAACGATTTCAACAAAAAGGCGATCACCAATGCCGTGTTAAGAAATAATATTCACAGTTTTCTTAACCTAGGTACACGTAGCGGAGCGATCGTTATCAACTTCGGAAATGCTGATCATCAATATGTGTCATTAAGCGGCGATGCACAGTTTACTTTCGAAGGGTTTCCTGTAGACAATTCTGTGTCAGTTATATTAGAAATTAGAGGCGACGGTACTGCTAGAACTATCACTTTCCCTACAGATGGTGTTATACCAGTATTAAAAGCCAACTTTCCTGCTAATCCTATCACAGTGACTAGCGCAACTTCGGCTATGTTGGTAAGAGTAACTACAAGAGCCAAAAGCATAGATCCCGGTTCATTGGCTAGATGCTATTTGGTAGAATGTATGGGCGTATTCAACTAATATGATACATCCGTTCCAAGCCGATCTTAGCACACTCAAAGATTCGGAAGTAGAGCTGAAGTTACAAGAACTGACTAAAAAATATTATCAAGCACAGAGATTAGGAAACCGAGATCTCTTGACACAAGTCTTAACCTTTGTTACAATATACAGAGAAGAGCTAGCTAGACGTTTGAGAAACAATGGAACAAATGCGTCTAAAGGACTAGATAAAGACTTGGATCAATTGATTAATGTTGAATAACGCAGACAAAGACATCATAGAAGGACTGTTAAAATACGGACCTTCTGCTCTAGAAGATTCTTTCGTCACAGACCTATCTCCCAATTTAGAAAAATATATTGAACGCTGTTTAGAAGAAAAACTAAACTATCCTATGCCAATGTCCGAATTACCAAAAGGACGCTCTTGGTTTATTCCACACAATTACCAAACAATGGATATAGAAGGATTCCTAGTCAATCAATGTCCAAAAGAAAACTACGGACGTTTAGTCGATGAACTAGATCTATATAAAAAACATAATCTATTAGATATTTTAAAAGTATCAAAATACTTGGTCGATACTCTTAGAGCAAATAATATAGTCTGGGGTGTGGGACGAGGTAGTGCCGTTTCTAGCTACTGTCTATATCTTATAGGACTACATAAGATAGACAGCGTTAAATACAAATTACCTATAACAGAGTTTTTCAAAGGAGAAACAGATGGCTAAAAGAAATGGACAAAGAAAGGTTAAGGTAGTGGCAGCTAGAAACGCTAGACGTATCTTACAAGGACGTAAGCTACCAAAGACAAGAATTAAAAGGAGATAATAATGGGTAAAACAGTTAGAACCATGCAGGGCAGAGAAATCGACATGGAAAAACTCACCCTAGTCAACGAACTCGTACAGGCTGTAGGCAACGCTAAAGTCAATGCCCGCGGTGACCAATTAGGTCCAGGTGGCAAGATCGTAAAGACTAGAGAAGAATTGATGGCAGAATATTACAATCGTAATCCCAGGTCAGTAAAAGCAGAAAATCCTACACCTAAGAAAGCGGAGGAATAATGTCAGTAGTCAAAGGTAAATTGCGAATCCTCCGTGACAAAATCATGGTCAGTGATATGTATTTCGGTGAGCAGAAAACTGCCAGCGGCATTATTATCAAAAGTGATGACGGCAAGGTAGAAGGTATCTATCCTCGCTGGGGTAAGGTGTTTGCCGTTGGTCCTGAACATAAAGAAGATTTCGGAGTTGGTGATTGGATCCTAGTCGAACACGGTCGTTGGACAAGAGGTATCGAATATGATAATGGCGGTGACGAACCTGTTACTATTAGACTGGTAGAAAACAAAGCCATATTAATGTGGAGTTCTGAAAAACCAAACGACACAGTAAATATCAACCAAGGCATCGCAGTTCCGAATGCCGTAGACGCTTATAGATTGGAAAACAAATGACGAATCCGTTCCGTGATCAAGAACAGTTTATGACAGCCTGTGACCAAACAGTACAGGGGTTGAATCTAGCTCAATTTCAAATGTACTGTAATCTCATAGCAGAAGAAATGGGCGAACTCAGTCAAGCTATGACTTCTGACAACAGCGTAGAAACCTTAGACGCTTTGATCGATATCTTGGTAGTCACTATCGGTGCTATACATAGTATCGGAGCAGATGCTGAGGGTGCGTGGAAAGAAGTCATGCGCACAAACTTTGCTAAGATCGATCCAGAAACAGGCAAGGTTCGCAAGCGTGAAGACGGCAAGGTTTTAAAGCCAGAGGGATGGCAACCTCCCAACCTTAGACCTTTGTTAGTCAAACAAGCATAAGGGTCTTGACAGACCCTTTTTTTTCCTCTATACTATAATCATGGCTATTCCCTTACGAGACGATTTGATGGTACAGCAGCAGTTGCCGGCTAAGGACGAAAAGATTCGTGCTTGGCAACACATGGTTGGTGTCATCATGCTTAACCAAACTGGACGCAAGCCAGTGAAATATGTGCTACCTCTATTCTTAGAAAAATGGCCTACTCCCAAACAATTCTTGTGGGCTTCCATCGATGATGTAAAAGAAATCATCTGGCCATTAGGCATGTACAATGTACGATTTAAAAGACTCAAACTCATGACCGCAGATTTCATGTCTTGGGATGGGGTTGATGCAAAACAATTATACGGCATTGGCAAGTACGGCAGCGATAGTTATGAAATCTTCTTTAAGAACAATTATGATGTACAACCAACTGACAAAGAACTAAAAAGGTACCTAAATGACGAGATCAGAAATTTTGACACTGCTTGCTGAAGGCGTATATACTGTTACGTTCACTAAAGTTAGCGGAGAGTTACGTTCTATGCCTTGTACGCTAAAGGCAGATCTTGTTCCGCCGCCTAAGGCAGAACAACCAGAAACACAAAAGAAAGTAAGAGAAATCAACGAAAATGTAGTAGTAGCTTTCTGTACTGATAAAAAAGAATGGCGCAGTTTTCGTGTAGCTAATGTAATAGAAATCAAACCATTTGAAGAAACAGTATGAGCACAATACCATTATTAGAAAAACTTGCGGTACAAAGTCTCGTCGAATATAAAGGCGAATTAATCTTTAGTAAAGAAAAATTCGCCGAGTTAATCATAGAAGAATGCGCATCCTTATTTCCTATGACGTTTACTGACGAACAATATCAGCGTAGAATAGACAAAACTATTAGAAAACATTTCGGAGTTCAAGAATGAAAGAACTGTGGGTAGAAAAATATCGTCCTAAAACACTAGACGGTTATGTGTGGCGAGACGAACATCAAAAGAAGCAGGTAGAATCTTGGGTCAAGAGCAAGTCTATTCCGCATCTGCTACTAAGCGGAAGTCCCGGCATAGGTAAAACTACTATGGCCAAGATGTTGATACACGAAATCGGTATCGAAGAGTATGACGTGCTAGAACTAAATGCTAGTCGTCAGCGTGGTATTGACGAAGTACGTGACACTATTACTAACTTTGTTAGCATGATGCCTTTTGGTCCATTTAAAGTCGTTCTATTAGATGAGGCGGACTTTCTAACACCGCAGGCGCAGGCATCGTTGCGTGGAGTCATGGAAGAATTCCATAATACTGCGAGATTTATACTAACCTGTAATAAACCGCACATGATCATGGATGCTATCCACAGTCGCTGTCAGACTTTCCACTTTCATAAACTAGATCAGATGGATTTTATCACTCGCGTAGAAAACATATTGACCATGGAAAATATCAAATTTGATATTGAAGATCTAGCATCTTATGTGTCTGTAACCTATCCCGATCTTAGAAAATGTATCAATATGTTACAGCAAAACTCTACAGAAGGAGTTTTGATTAAACCAGAAAAGGGAGACTCGGGAGAAAATGATTGGCGCTTTGACATGATTGAATTATTCAAAGCAGGCAAGATAAATGATGCGAGAAAAATGCTCTGCGGCAAACTACGTGCCGAAGAAATGGAAGAAGTGTTTACTTGGTTGTATAACAACACAGAAGTTTTCGGTGACGAAACCAAACAAGATAGCGCCATCCTTATCATTAAGCAAGGATTAGTGGATCACGGTCTGATCGTAGATCCCGAAATCAATCTGTCAGCGACACTGGTCAAACTGGCTAGGCTGACCAGTGCTTAACTGCTAGGTAATTATAGTTTATCTTCCCTCTGAGTCTCCGTAAATTGCTAGCACTTCTTTCACAGCGATATGTCTTTCAACATCTTCTACTGTGAAGTGAGCCGTATCTACATACTTTTGATTTTTAAAATCATCATATAATTTTAAAAATTCTAACAGACCATTTGATGTAGGTCTGTCAGCTTGTTGTAGATCTCCTGTTACTACCATCTTGGAACCATCTCCAAGACGTGTAAGTAGCATTTTCATTTGGCTGGGCGTAGCATTTTGCATTTCATCAGCGATAATGAATGATTTCTTGAAGGTCCTTCCTCTCATATATGCCAAAGGACTGATTTCAATCACCCCCTCTTTGACAAAGTTTTCTATTTCTTTGGCATAATAGTATTCTTCAAAAACATCAAAAATAGGTCTAGTCCAGGGCTCCATCTTTTGCTGTAGGGTACCTGGCAAGAATCCATGCTGCTCGTCCACACTAACAGCTGGACGAGTTACCACGATCTTGTCTACTTCTCCTTCCTGGAACAGTTTGACTGCCATTTGACAGGCCAACATGGTTTTACCCGTACCCGCAGGTCCGATAGCAAATACTATGTGGTTTTGTGGATTTTGGAGTTTGAGTAGATAAGTCTCTTGATTGAGATTCTTGGGATATATTAGAACGCGATTTTTCTTTTTTGGAAGGAATTTATTTAGTTGGACTACATTATCTTGCTGGTGTAACGCTTGATTTCTAGCTTTTCTGTTTTTTCTCAAAGGATAGCCTCCTGTTATAGTGTTAGGCACGGACCTTTAGACCGTAGTGTCCGTGTCCGAACACAAAATTATTTAAGTTCGTGCGCTCAAAATAAAGTATAAACACATTGATTTTTGAAATAAATAACTGTGAGGACTTAAAACACTATGCGCGATACTAAAGATATCCTAAAAAACATACAAAACATATATGATTCTAACAATTCATTAAACATTCTCAAGGATTTTGAGAGGGTGCTAGATGAACTAGATGTATATGTGTATGAAAACTGGTTAGACGGCGAGCTCGTCGAGGGACCTGTAGAATCCAGATATTTCGTCTCCTGTACATTTATGTGGCCAGAAAAAGAAATGCCCAATCCTAAAGGTGGACAAAGATTGTTAGAGTACGGTTGTAGAGTATTCTTCCAAGAAGACGAAGTATCAACAGTAAGAAAGATTAAATCACCCGATGACATCAGACCGGGTACAAGGAAAGGCAAGATTGATACTAAAAAAGTTTGGTTAGTTGAAATCCGTATGCCTAAAAAATTAATGTTTGATATTGACAAAGGCTACAGCACTCTCAAGAAAAACAAAGTAAATGACCCTATGTCTAATATTCCAGTTGCTCCGGTCAATACTAACCAACCAGTCGAAGACATTGGAGCTACACCATGAGACAACTACGAGAAGGTCTTAGACCCAACGACCTAGAAGACATGGTCGTTTCTCTTTTCGAGATAGATGCTTTCCAAAGCAAAATGGGCGATGACCGTGATGTCTGTGTATTAAGTTTCCGAGTGAGGGATCGAGCACCAGCTAAAGACATGATGGAATTCATCGAAAAAGGTTTTGATTTTGTTTTAGATTCAGATGTCAGTGCCGGCGAAGATCGTTACGGGCAATATCATGTATTTGTTGAATTAAAGAGAACACCTAACTTAGCAAAACAGATAACAGAACTTGCCGACGGTATGAGAAGATTGACCGGTGTTGATAACTGGCGATTCAAATATTATAAACAGTTCAAAGCACACGATCTCAATGAAGATAATGTAAACAAAGTCGTTCCTACTAGTGCCAACGACTACGACATGATGATGGAAAACATCCGTGTGGAAAGCATACAGAAGTTTTTTAACAAAACCTACAAAGACGAAATAGTAGTAGAAGGCAATAGAGTAACTATCACAAAACCCTTTGGTATCAAGATGAATTTTGATATTGTAGGTTTCGGAGATAAGGATTCTATCTCCAGAGATCTAAATGAAACATTAAAGATGGATACCAAGAGCACCGCAGAAGCCATGTGGTTAACTAAACTTCTTGGCGATTTTAACATCAACAAATATGGTGAATCATTTGTTTTAGAAAATGGTAACAAGGCCATGTCTATAAGGATCGTATTCTAATGTGGTGGCTTGCCTTTATTCCCGATAGCTTGTTACAATTTTTTGTACATGCTATAACAATTCTAGGACTAGCAGGAATCATTTTAGGTTCTGTTGCTAGACATATAATCTTTATCGAACACTATGGTTTAATGATAAGGATAGTAGGTGCTGTGATGTTTGTAGCTGGCGTATTTTTTGAAGGCGGCTATGCTACTGAAATGGCATGGAGAGCTAGAGTCGAGGAATTACAAGCCAAGTTAGCCATAGCAGAACAGCAATCGGCTGATGCTAATGCTGCTCTAGAAGTAGAAAGATTGAAAAAACAAAAGGTAATAACACAAACTGTTACCGAAATACAAGAAAGAATAGTAGAGAAAGAAAAGGTTATCAATGCCGAATGTAAAATTTCAGACGAAGCTGAACAAATTTACAGACGAGCAGTAAAAGGACCAGCGGAGGAAAAGAAATGAAACAGATTCTAATACTTCCTGCGATCGGCCTACTGCTAACAGGCTGTATGACTACAGCACCAGTAACTTATAAATTTCCAGATGTACCACCGGAATTGATGGTGCCAGCTGAACCTTTAAAAGATCTACCCAAAGGTAAAAAACCAGAACTAAGTGATATCTTAAAAAATGTCAACGAAAATTATGGTCATTATTATGAACTTAGAAACAAGTACAATCTTTGGATAGACTGGTACAATCAACAGAAAAAGATACACGAGGACGCTACAAAGTAAATTTTTAGAGGAGCGAAAAATGAGCGAAGAGTATTCAAAATTGAGCGCAAGCGAAAAGAAAAAAGAAGATTGGATGAATAGTAAATGGCGTCCTATGATGGGCTGGATGTACATGTCAGTATGTACTTTCGACTTCATGGTCGCTCCTATCCTTTGGAGTTTAGTACAGACTCTAGGACATGGTAATGTATCAACACAGTGGCAACCACTTACACTCCAAGGCGCAGGATTATTCCATGTGGCTATGGGTGCTGTGCTAGGTATCGCTGCGTTTGGTCGTACACAGGAAAAGCTAGCAGGAGCAAATAATGGCGGAGCACCTACAATGGGTACAACCTATACACCACCACCGAGCACTCCATCATCTAGCGGTTTCAACTCACCTGCTCCGGCAGCACCTTCATTTGGTTCACCTAGCAGTTTTGGAGCAGCACCAGCTGATACTTCGGCTCCTGCTACAGCAGCACCAGCACCAACAACAGGTATGCCTGGTAGGAGTTCATTGAGCAAAAATTAATCAAGATTGCTTGATCTTAATAAGGAGATCAGCTAAAATATAGTATGAACTACTATAGTACATTAGGTGTTGCGCAAACCGCGTCACAAGATGAGATTAAAACTGCGTATCGTAAGCTAGCCATGAAACACCACCCAGATAGAGGTGGTGATCCTAAAAAGTTTCAGGCGATACAAGAAGCTTACGATACACTCAGTGACGACGAAAAACGCAGGCAGTATGATAATCCCAATCCGTTCAACAGCATGGGCGGTGGCGGAAATCCTTTTAATAATATGAATCCAGATGACATATTTGGATCATTCTTTGGCAGCGGACCTTTCAGTTTCCATTTTGGTAATAGCCCTCAGCCACAACGAAACACCAACATAACAGCCGTCGTAGACATCACACTAGCAGATGTACTAACAGGCAAAAATATAGACGCACAGGTTAGTTTTAGAAATGGTGATACTAAATTAGTATCTATCAATATACCAGCCGGTGTCGATGATGGTTCACAGATCAGATATCCAGGTATGGGTGATCATAGCATACCTCGATTTCCACCGGGTGATCTTATAGTATCTGTAAGGATAATACCACACCCTGTATGGCGAAGGGAAGGACTCGATCTAGTCTGCGATCATAGTGTAGATGTATGGGAAGCACTATTAGGATCTAGCCTCACAGTTACTACATTAGATAATAAGTCATTCACTATATCTGTTCCAGCAGGAACACAACCCGACACAGTATTAAGTTGTAGAGGCGAAGGTTTGCCTCATCCTAGGTCAGGGCATAGAGGTAACTTACTAGTTAGAATAAAAGTGATTATACCTAGGACACTTAGAGAAGATCAAAAACTACTAGTAGAGAAATTAAAAAATGGAATTTAAATTAGGTGTACACGAAAGTCTAGTTACTCCTAGTACTAACTGGGCGTTCGGCATAGATGAAGATCCCGAATATCTAGAACAGGCCATGATAGAATTCATGCTTAATAATAATGGTATCGGGCTTGCTGCTAATCAGGTTGGTATTACTAAAAGAGTATTTGTGATGGGTAGTAAAAACATAGAAGGATTCCCAGAACCCTTTGCGTTATTCAACCCAAAGATATTAGAAACTAGCCAGGAAGAAAAACTAGATCAAGAAGGTTGTCTAAGTTATCCAGGACTATATCTAATGGTCAAAAGACCTGAATGGGTCAGAGCTGAATACCAAGACAGCAAAGGTAACACACACGAAATTAAAGTAGACGGTTATCTGGCTAAATGTTTCCAACACGAATACGATCACCTAGATGGTATATGTTTTGTTGACAAAGTCAGTAAACTGAAGTTAGACTTAGCAATGAAGAAACTAAAAAAGAGAAGGTAATATGTTAGAACCCAGTGAAAAGTTACAAGCGATTTTTGAACGTGCTATCGGATTAGCTCAACAACTGTCACACGAATATGTGACATTAGAACATCTTACCTTTGCCATAATGTGCGATGATGACATGATCAAAGCACTAAAGGAATATGGAGCCAATAGTGATTTTATAAAATCTAATCTAGAACAATTTCTTAAAAATCAACTTAATGAAATACGCACAGACCTTAAAGGTCAAAAACCCCGAAGGACTGCTAGTGTAGAACGTGTGTTAAATCGCAGTTTCACACAAACACTGTTTAGCGGTAGACAAAAGATCGAAGTAGAAGATGTACTGATTGCGATCTTGAGTGAAAGAAAAAGTTTCGCTTTTTATTATCTAACCAAAGGCGGGATTGTCAAAGAAAAATTTATACAATATTGCCAAGGCAAATTTGAAGAAACTGACGAAGAAAACATGCCACGCAATATTCATCCATCACAGCTTGACAAGATACTTAACAACTACTGTGTAAATCTTACTCAGATGGCCAAACAAAAGAAAATCGATCCTGTCATCGGTCGTGATGAAGAAATTGAAAATATACAATTGATTTTGGCTAGACGAACCAAGTCTAATGTACTACTGATCGGTGAACCAGGTGTTGGTAAGACTGCTATCGCAGAAGGTCTTGCTCGCAAGATCTTTGAAAAGAAAGTACCTAAGTTCCTACACGATCACTTAGTTTATACACTAGACATTTCAGCACTACTAGCAGGCAGCAAATATCGTGGCGATTTTGAAGAACGTTGGAAAGCGGTGTTGGCAGCTTTAGAAAAGAAAGGCAAGGTGATTTTATTCATCGACGAAGCGCACATGATGAGTGGTGCCGGTGCTGCGAATGGTTCTGCTAACGATCTAGCCAATATGCTTAAACCCATGTTGACTAAAGGCACTATGAAGGTTATTGCTTCTACGACATGGGAAGAATTCCGTAAGCACTTTGAAAAGGATCGCGCATTGATGCGTAGATTCCAAAGAGTGAATGTCGACGAGCCTACACCGGAATTGACCGTCAAGATCATGAAGGGCGTTCGTAGATATTATGAACAGCATCACAAAGTACGCATCACAGATGCTGCTATCGAAAATGCTGTTAAACTATCTATGAAATATATGCCAGAAAAGAAACTGCCAGATAAAGCTATCGACATCATCGACTGTGCTGCTGCTAGATTTAAAATTAGACCCGATGCAGAAACAGAAGGCGATGATATCAACATCGTTGATCTAGAACAGATCATGTTTGAAGTCAGCAAAATGACCAAGATGCCGTTTGAAACTGTTTCTGAAAGAGAAAGCAACAGTCTTGTAAATCTCGAAAGCAACATGAAGAATACTGTGTTTGGTCAAGAAAAAGCTATCACTAATCTAGTAGACAAGATATTTGTAGCACAGGCAGGTATGAAGTTGCCTAACAAGCCAGTGGGCTGTTTCTTGTTCGTTGGTCCTACAGGTACAGGTAAAACAGAAACTGCCAAGAAGCTGTCTGAATCACTAGGTATTCCATTAGTTAGATTTGACATGAGCGAATACCAAGAGAAACATGCTGTAGCAAAATTGATTGGTGCTCCTCCAGGATATGTAGGCTATGAAGATAACACAGGTCTACTTATTACTAAACTACAGGAAACACCTAACTGTGTGTTGCTGTTAGATGAAATCGAAAAGGCACATCAAGACGTTACTAACATTCTGTTACAGTTGATGGATAACGGTTTTGTTACAGGTAGCAATGGTAAGATGGCCGACGGTCGAAATACTATTTTGATCATGACATCAAACTTGGGTGCTGCTGACAACGAACAGAACACTATTGGTTTCGGAGATCTATCCAAGGACGGTGAGGACGACAAAGCAGTTAAGAAGTTCTTTGCCCCTGAATTCCGTAATAGACTCGACAGTGTTATTAAGTTTGACAAACTGTCTAAAGATACTGTACGTATTATCGTTGACAAGTTTATGAAAGATCTTAACACACAGATCAAAGACAAGTATGTTGAGATCATTATCGACGATGATGCTAGAGATTGGTTAGCAGACCGTGGTTACAATAGCAAGATGGGTGCCAGACCGTTAGCTAGAGTTATCGATAACGAAATCAAGAGCCCGCTGAGCCGTAAGATTTTGTTCGGTGAACTTAAAGATGGCGGAAGAGTATTTGTTAGAGTAGAAAATGACCAACTGGTATTCGAAGTAAAAAATCTAGGTGACGGTCTTACCAAGCTAGAAAAACGTGCGTTGAAGCAGCATAAGAAAGTATTAGATGGCAAACTATTCGATGACGAAGTACAAAACAACAACTCGTAGTTTTTACGGTAAGTGGCTGTATAAGTCTAGCCTAAACGTCCCCGGCGTCTCTATCATACGGTCTAGATCTCTAGATGAAGTCATACGACTGATCGGCGGGAACGTTTTCACAAAAAATAAATTTTATGCTAAGGCCATTAATAATGCGGATGATATTTTTAAGATCATCGATTTTATAGGAAAGTATAACATCAATGAAGATTTAGCTTTTAGGTTAGAATCAGATAATATTGATTTCTATACCAACGATCCTAGTATTTTTAAAAAGATCAATGAGAAATTTTCCAGTGTATTGAGACTGTGTGTTTCACCTAAAGAAGGAACAGAATCAGTATTATCCGATAAAAACAAAATATTGGTAAAAAAATTTCCGGATAATACATATAAGCACAGGGTTTATCTACAACCACACAAAGTGTCTAGCATGGCAGAAAAAGCCAGAATGATTAAATGGCTTAAAGAACAAGATGGTAAAATCAGGATTACTGATACAGTATCTAGATGGTTTATCACTACTAACTGGAACTGGGATCGTAGATACGTGCTAGCCAAAGACGAACATACCTTGTTAATGCTTAAATTGCGGTGTGGCGAAGCTGTAGGGCACGTTTACGATTACGTGCTAACCGATAAATAATATCATGCCAGCACTAAGTACAGTTTTAATTTCACAGATCCATGCTAACGGAGATTTCGTTAGCGAACCCGCACAGGGCGACGGATTTTACAATTCCGGCGACGGTTTACACACCGTACAATTTCTATTTGACAATTTCAAAGGTGCTGTATACATACAGGCTACATTAGCTGTATCACCGACAGAAAATGATTGGTTTGATGTACAGGGCTTTGAAGACCTAGCAGCTATCGACAGTACAACACAAATAACTTCCAGATATGCTAATTTCTACGGAAATTTCGTATGGATCAGGGCAAAAGGCACACTGATCGAAGGCATGATACGCGAAATTAGATATAATCACTAACTATTCGTTTACGATAAATATAGTATGAATTCACGGCAAGGATCATACTATGAAAACATCTGATATTCAAAATACAATAAAAAAACTGTCAGTAATACAGTTCGAAACAGCATTAAATCCCAACGACCCGCAAGGCGATTACGCAGCCAAAAAACAGGCACTAGACGATCTAGCAGCAGATCCTGTTGCCAGCAGTGATCCCACAATAGCCAAAGCTATAGAACAGAGAAAAGCAGAACTAGATAAAGAAGCTGCTAGCAAAGGCGTGACCAGTCAGGACGCAGACGAAGGGTTTTCTATAGGTGACGAGTTTGGTATCAGTTTTAGTGAAGATCTAGAAATTGGCACACATATCGTAGGATTTGCCGAAGATGGTATCGTAGTAGAATTAGATGATCAAGCCATACAGATGTTAGAAACACAGGGAGTGAGATTCCTTGAAGGCGAACTAGTTGAAGGTCTTAAAGATCCTAAAGACAATCCGTGCTGGAAAGGCTACCACCCCGTAGGCACCAAAAAGAAGAACGGCAAGACTGTACCTAACTGTGTGCCTGAAGCTGCTAATCCAGCACAACAAGCTGCGATTGCTATAGCCAAGAAGAAAGCAGGCAAGACTGAAGATTACAATCCCGAGTATGATGATGAAGCCGGAATGGCCGACAACAATCTAGAAACACTAAGACGTGCTGTAGACGGTTTAGACGATCTTATACAGACAGGCGATAACTTGCCTGAATGGTGCCAGGAAAAGATCGCTGTAGCTAAAAATATGCTAGTAGCAGTGTGGGATTATATGGAATCAGAAGAAGCCACACATCAAGAAACAGAAGCCATGAACATGCCATTTGCTGGCGCTGCTGTTGGGCATAAAGAAGGTCCAGCCGGTCAACTGAAAGGCCGCATGAAGCGTCCGGCTAGCGCAGGAGATCTAGTAGGCGGTGAGAGCATCGAGAATGAAGCCAAGTATCATGGCAAGGAAGTTCCGCTAGGTAAAAAACTTCCCGGTGATGTTAAAAAATCTAAAGTCTATGTACGCGATCCAAAGACCGGCAACATTAAAAAAGTAAACTTTGGTGATAAGAAAATGCGTATTAAGAAATCAAATCCTGCTCGTCGTAAGTCATTTAGAGCAAGACATAATTGCGCTAATCCAGGACCACGCACTAAAGCTCGTTACTGGTCATGTAGGAGCTGGTAATGAGATTACAAGAGCTTTTTGCATCTCTTGAGAAAGAACAAGATCATAGACTAGATCCTGAAATAAACTATCTAGCTGATCTTAAATTTTTCATCGACAACGATAATGATATCTTGTCTAAATTTTTCTTTCCTGCTATAAAACAACATAAAGACACTGCGTCACCAGACGACTATCATCACTATGTTGAACCCATTAAAAAGACCATAGTGATTTATTGTAAGAAACATGATCTCGATGATGTCAAAGATGACATATTCGGTGAAGATGATATTCTAGAACTAGCTAAGAGAATGGCTCAAGAACAACATAGATATATAGACCGAGGCGATTACGAATAATGAGACTAAAGCAGTTATGGGAAGATTCGGGAGATTCTATAGCATTCTGTTTTGGTAGAATGAATCCTCCCACGCGAGGGCATAAAGCTGTGTTTGATACACTAGCAAAAACCAACAAGAACTATAGAATATTCATTAGCCCCGCACAAAAACCCTTAAAAAATAATCCATTAGACTTTGATACAAAAATCAAATTTATCAGAGTGATGTTTCCAGAACATGCCGCACATGTTTCAGCAGATCCTGGCCTAAACACTATCATGGCTATCGCTGCTAAACTGTACGATGAAGGTTACAGGAAAATCACATTCGTAGGTGGCAGTGATAGAGTTGGCACATTCAAAGAGCTACTAGACAAATATAATGGGGTAGAAATGCCCAACGGCATGTACAACTTTGAAGAAATAAATGTTGTTACTAGCGGAGACAGAGATCCCGATGACGAGGGACTAGCAGGAATTAGTGCTAGTGGCGCACGTGATGCTGCTAGAGCAGGAGATGTAGAAGCATTCACTGAAATAACAGGTGCAGGCAAGTATGCCAAGCAATTATATGATGCTGTACGTTCGGGATTAAAAATCAAAGAAGAAGTTAATGAAGGTCCATTAGAACTTAACACTAAAGATCCTGTTGTAGTTATATCTGATCCTAAGACAGGAAAGATACTAGATAAAATGAATCTGTCTGCCGCTGCTATAAAATATAGATTAGGTCCGCCAGAGAATGTCAAGCAACAATTAGCACATCAAAACTACACTACCATAGGAAACTATGTAGTACAGGCACCAATGACAGGACAAGCCGCAGAGGCAATATTAGTAAATGATCCAGAGAAAGGTGCTCAGATCCGTCCAGACGGTGGTATGGGAACTTGGGATGAAAAATCTCTAGTATCTAACCTAAGCCGTAAATTTGAATCTATACAAGAGTTTCTCAAATACGGTAACTACGAAAATATCGAATACGTATTATACAAAGCAGGTGCTATGGAATCTATGATAACAGCGTTAGCACAATACAATAGATTCAAACAGAAACAAGGCAAACGCCCCATAGGCAGAGGCCGAGAAATAGATATGGGGAAATACTGATGCGTCTACGTGACTTATTTGAAAACGACTTACCTAAAAAGAGAGATCCTAATTGGAAAACTCTACAGGCCAAGCGTACTAGTGGTGCTGCTGGTGTTCATCGCGATAAGAAAAAAGAACAGAAGCAAGGCTACGAAAAACATAAAAGTAAATCTACAGAAGAATCTCAAGATGGAACTCAGTGAATTAAAACGCCTAGCAGGCATAACAGAATTTAAGGGCTATCAGCCATACGGCGGTAGCAATATAAGTATTACTGGCAATGAAAAAGGCGAACTGATGAAAAAACACAATATCAAACCAGGAACACCTGAATGGTTCCAGTTATGGTTTAGCAAGCCTTATCTAACCGGTGAAAAACCTGTAGGAAAATAAAATGCGTTGGAAAGAAATAACAGAAGGTTTGAAAAAAGAAAATACCACAGTACATGGCGCTAAAACCTTTCCTGCGATCAAAGGATGGACTTATGATATGTATAGATGGGGTGTGGCTGCAGCTGGTAGCCCAGATCCACTACATGACATGGCTAAAGAAAGCGATATCGCTAATAATCTAGTAGCTGTACAATTCAGTGATGGCGATAGAGAAATCATAGACCACAGCGCAAAAAGAATTGGTTTGAAAACACAAAAAATAGGTCCCGACAAAAGAAAAGAAAGCGAACACATCAACAATGCTAGTCCTGTAGCTAATGTAAAAAGAAATCGTTTCGGAGTTTAACATGGTAGAAATCACTCCAGCAGCAAAAGTCAAAATACAAGATTTACTTTCAGAAGAAAATAATGAAAATCTAAAACTTCGTACCTTTGTACAAGGTGGAGGATGTAGTGGGTTTAGTTATGGGTTTACTTTTGATGATGTAAAAAACGATGATGATTTTTCTATAGATATCGGACGTTGGCAAGTGCTTATCGATTCTATGAGCATGATGTATCTAGAAGGTGCCAGCATAGATTACAAAGAAGATATCATGGGCAGTCAATTTGTTATCAGCAATCCTAATGCGCAAAGCACATGTGGTTGCGGGAGCAGTTTTTCAGTATGAACGAGTATCCAGTATATCCAGAGGATGATGGTTATGACCGTCCGAGAAACCCTTATAGCCCTGTTTAAAGACATACTAGAAGGAATTATTAGATTTGGTTGTGGCCTAGCAGGAATAATTTATGAGAGCAAGTGAATTAAAATTACCGCAGGGAATGGAAGTCTATGTTGACATGGACGGTGTCCTCGCAGATTTTTTCTCAGAATATGCCAAACTAGCCGGTATCGAATCAGGCAACTACAGAGACATTCCTCCAGCTAAAGCAGATCCAACGTTAAACAAGATGATAGGCACTGACTTCTTTTATAGATTGCCTAAGTTTCCTACCGCTGACAAACTACTAGATATCGTTGTCGATGCTGCTGGCAGCTATAATATCTGTTCAAGCCCTCTCAGAGGCGATCACGAAAATTCCGGTGTACAAAAAAGACGCTGGATAGAAAAACATCTAGCAGTAAAACCTAAAAATATTTTTATAGTAGCTAACAAAGCCAAGTACGCAGTCAATGCCAATGGCATGCCTAATGTCTTAATAGATGATAGAGGTAGCAACATTTCATCCTGGGAAGCAGCAGGCGGTATAGGTATCAAATATCAAGCTGACGAAGATACACTTAAAAAAGTATTAGATGGGTTGAAACGTGCCCGTCGTGTTGGTCAAGGAGAAGAGCCTCACGAACCACAACAGCTAATCAGCAAAGATAGAGGCGGCAGCAATGCTATCGCTACTGCCAAAGACGAAAGTATCGAAGAATCAAGAAGATCTGGGTTTTATTCTGTACACAAGTTCTTAACAAAATACAATAGATTCGACCCTATAGGCAGTCCTACTAAGTTTTCCGGAAGTGCTGTCGGCAAGACTTTGGACTATCTCAAACAGACTAACATGCCAGTAAAGGTAACTATCAATGATCATAAAGGTGAATTTGATAGTGTGATTATCGAACCGGGCGATCACGTAAAACGTGCTGTCGAAAGACTGGGTTTCATAGATGACAGTCCGGATGTAGCATTAGACGTTAAAGAAGTTAGCAAGCAAGGTGTGGCGGAAAACTTTGCTGATGGCAAAGGACCAGGTCGCCCAGGTGATAGCCAACGCCATGGAATACCTAAAAAAGCCACTATGGCTGAATTAGAAAAAGCCTCACACGCTAAAGGACGTAAAGGACAGCTAGCCCGTTGGCAAATAAATATGAGACGGGGTAGAAAGAAATGAGATTTGGCGAGCTAGTAAATGATTATAGATATTATGGAGCTAGGATCAAGGTAAAACTTAATGGATCTACTTCTTACATTGATACAGCAGTTAACGCTAAAAACAGAGAAATGGCTAGGAGATTGTTTAAAGTAATGTACGGGCCCAGCTCTATGGTAACTAATGTACGAGAAATCAAATGAAATTAGCAGAACTACTAGCAAAACCATCAAAAATCAAGGAATCTGCTACAGCAGGTGCTACTAGCGCAGGAAATATAGCGTCTGTAGCCAACCCTAACATAGCTAGATCTAAGAAAAAAGTAAAAACAGCTAATGCCCTTGATACCAAGGACGTAAGCATATTCGGCGGTCCGGCTTTCAAAAGATAAATATACGTATGAAAAGAAAGCTCATGGAGCCAACAAGTTAATGAAGACCCAAGGAAAATAACATGGATTTTAAAGCACTCATCCAAAAAATAGACAGTATTGATATTCCAGCGACGCCTGTAGCAGCACCAAAGCTAGCTGATCCCGTCGTACTAGAAGAAAGCATGGCTATCAAGGTTCTAGCAGGAGTTACTCCGCTAACAGAATCAATTCTAGCTGAAAAGAAAGCCAAGCCCGATTTCCTAGATATGGATAAAGATGGCAACAAGAAAGAGCCAATGAAAAAGGCAGCTAAAGACGCTAAGGTCAAAGAAGCTTCCGAACACAAAGACAAGGATTCATTTGATAAGAGTGCTAAACCAGGTGATACTGTCAAAACTTCTAAGGGCACATTGACCAAGACCAAGACTGGTGTCAAGCATGAGCGCAAATATACAGAAGGTATGGAAAGCACAGCAGAAATGGCTCATCACCATGCTTCAGAATATGCCAAGCATCACAAAGCAGGAAACCTAGAGATGTGTATGCATCACAAAGAATCCTGTGAAAAATGCGGTGGTAAGATTTCACACGGTGAAATGGGTGAATGCTACCATCAACACGCAGGCATGAACCAAGGTCAACCATACAATGTACAAGAAGGTGTTATCGGCGCAGGAGTAGGCGCTGGCCTAGGAGCTCTAGTCGGTGGACCAGTTGGTGCTGTCGTAGGTGGCGGTTTGGGTCAAGCTGTAACCAATTCTATGACCAACGAAACTAAAAAGTGTACCTGTGAAACTGTAGGCAAGACCAAATGCTCAGTACATGGTTCGATGAAAGAAGCTTCTACAGGAGATTATTCTGCCAAGAAAGCTCGCGCTGGTAAAGACATTGGTAAGCCAGGTAAGAACTTTTCTAAGATTGCTAAGTCAGCAGGTGGTGGAGAAAAAGGCAAGAAGATTGCCGGCGCTGTGTTAAAGAAACAACGTGCCAACGAAGCTGCCAAACCAGATTATATCGATCTAGACAAAGATGGTAACAAGAAAGAGCCAATGAAGAAGGCAGCTAAGGATGCTAAAACCAAGAAGCCTATGAAAGAATCAGTAGAAACAAAACTGACCTTTGTCAATGCTCTTGCTATCGTTAAAGAAAGCAATTACACAAAACAGATCGATCCTAAAGATGAAGCACTGTGGGATTGGGCTCAACGTGTAGCAAAAAACAAATTCACTGAATCAGCAAAAGCAGATGCGTTTGCCGCTATGACCTATGAAAGAATGGGCGGTGATTGGGACGTCTGCGATACTATTACAGAATAAGGAAATAAAAGATGGCTAGTCTAGAACAAATCCAAGCTGCTTTCCCACATGCTAATCCTAACAGAATAGCTGAACTATATGATGGATTCATGGAAGCATTTGAATTGTTTGAAATTAACACACCTTCAAGACAAGCTGCTTTCTTAGCGCAATGCGCACATGAAAGTGGCAACTTTAATGCTATGGTAGAAAATCTAAATTACTCAGCCGATGGTTTACAAAAGATTTTCCATAAGTATTTTCCAGATTCAGAAATAGCAAGTCAATACGCTCGCAAACCAGAAATGATTGCCAACAGAGTGTATGCTAACAGAATGGGCAACGGTGACGAAGCCAGCGGAGATGGTTTCCGCTATCGTGGTCGTGGACTGATCCAAGTCACAGGCAAGAACAACTACAGAGCCTGTGGTGATGCTCTTGGTGCTGATTTATTATCAGAACCAGATCTATTAGAAACATCCCCAGGCGCAGTACTATCAGCTGGTTGGTTCTGGGCTGCTAATGGGTTGAATGCCTACGCAGATGCCGGCGACATCCTAACAATGACCAAACGTATCAATGGCGGCACTATTGGTCTAGAAGATCGCAAAAAGCATTACGAACACGCGATGCACGTTTTGGCATAAAAATTTTTGCTCTTCGGGGCTCAAGTCATATATAATAGCTATATTAGGAGTTATTATAAATGGCTAAAATTTACGGTCCCGAAGAAAAAGCAAAATTAGAACGTTTAATCGCAGAAGGTTCTAATGTTCTAAGAGAAGTAGAAGACCTACAAGAAGGTCTTAAAGAAACTGTCAAAGCTGTGGCAGAAGAACTCCAAGTAAAACCCAGCATCATCAACAAAGCTATACGTATCGCTCATAAGGGTAACTGGAAAGACCACGAATCTGAATGGGAAGAAATCGAAGGCATCCTCGGTGTTACTAAACATTTACCAGAATGATAGATCTATTAAAACCCACATTCGATTGGATTAGGGATGACTGGTCTAGTCATCCTGTCCGCTTTGTGGTGGAGTTGTTTGCTTGGGCTATCAGCATATTTTGTAGTATCACGATGGCAGTCACTGTACCAAACCCGCCTCTTTTGGCTCTCTACCCTGTTTGGATTACTGGCTGTGCTCTGTATGCTTGGGCTGCTTGGACTAGAAAAAGTTTCGGCATGTTGGCTAACTATATCTTGCTGACCAGTATCGATACTGTTGGCTTGATAAGAATGCTAACTAATTAATATAGATTACGGTTGATCAGCCATAAATGATCAGTTTGGTATTTGCCAGCCCTAAATGGCATAGGAGAATTGATGAGTTACGTTGACGCTTTGTACAGCAGAGATTCTGATCTTGTAAGTATCGTAGAACGAGATAAAGAAGGTCGCAGACAATATAAAGAATTTCCTGCTAGATATATTTTCTATTATCCAGATACTAGAGGCAAGTATACCAGTGTGTACGGTGACACACTAAACAGAGTTACTTGTAAGAACCTCAAAGAATTCCACAAAGAAATAAAGATACACGGTAGCCAACGGCTATTTGAATCCGACATCAATCCTATATTCCGATGCCTAGAAGAAAATTATCTAGGACAAGATGCTCCAAAATTGAATGTAGCATTTTTCGACATCGAAGTCGATTTCGATCCTGAACGCGGTTACGCATCGCCTGAAGATGCTTTCATGCCTATCACTTCTATCGCTATACATCTACAATGGTTAGATACACTAGTCTGTTTGGCTGTGCCTCCAAAAACGATGTCTATGGCCGAAGCTACAGAAGCTGTTAAAGAATTCCCTAATACATATCTCTTCGAAACTGAAGCGGAGATGTTAGACAACTTTCTAACTCTTATTGAAGACGCAGACGTTATCAGTGGTTGGAACAGCGAAGGATATGATATTCCCTATACTGTTAATCGTGTTACCAAAGCATTAAGCAAAGAAGATACTCGCAGATTCTGCCTTTGGGATCAGTTTCCCAAAAAGCGCGAATATGAAAAGTTTGGTAAGACCGCAGTTACATACGACTTCATCGGTCGTGTACATCTAGACAGTCTAGAACTTTATAGAAAATATACCTACGAAGAACGCCACACCTATAGATTAGATGCTATCGGTGAGATGGAAATCGGAGAAAACAAAACTGTCTATGAAGGCACACTAGATCAATTGTATAACAACGACTTCCGTAAGTTTATCGAATACAATAGACAAGACTGTGCGTTGTTAGATAAACTTGATAAAAAACTAAAATTTATCGATCTAGCCAATCAGATCGCACATGAAAATACTGTGTTGCTACAGACCACTATGGGTGCTGTAGCTGTTACTGAACAGGCTATTATTAACGAAGCACACCGCAGAGGCATGATCGTGCCCAACAGAGCCAATAGAGATTCACACGGCGATACACAGGCTGCTGGTGCGTATGTAGCATATCCAAAGAAGGGTATAGCAGAATGGATTGGATCAGTTGACATTAACTCACTGTATCCGTCTGCTATTCGTGCTCTAAACATGGGTCCAGAAACAGTGATAGGACAGTTGCGTCCAGATTATACCAAAGCCTATATTGACGAGCAGATGGTACGTCACGGTAAGTCATTTGCCGCAGCTTGGGAAGGACTTTTCGGAACATTAGAATACGAATTTGTAATGGATCGAAATGTCGCTAAAGAAATCACTATCGACTGGGAAAAGGGCGGCAGTGACACGCTCTCAGGAGCCCAAATTAATGATCTCATATTTGATAGCAACCAACCGTGGATGTTGTCAGCTAATGGTACTATCTTTACATATGAAAAAGAAGGTGTAATACCAGGTCTGCTAAAACGCTGGTATGCTGAACGTAAAGAACTACAGGCCAAATTAAAAGAAAGTATTGCCGCAGGTAATAAGATTGAAGAAGAATACTGGGACAAACGACAGCTGGTCAAGAAGATTAACTTGAATAGTTTGTATGGTGCTATTCTTAACGTTGGCTGTAGATTCTTTGATCCGCGCATAGGACAATCTACTACACTCAGTGGTCGTACTATCGTGAAACATATGGCTAGTAAGATCAACGAAATTATTACAGGTGAATATGACTACAAGGGCAAAGCTATCATCTACGGCGACACCGACTCTTGTTATTTTTCCGCATACAATGTTCTCAAGAAAGAAATCGAATCTGGTCAGATTCCTTGGACTAAAGAAACTGTAATACAGCTATATGATCAGATAGCAGAAGAAACTAATCTTAGCTTTGCTAAGATGATGAACGAAAAATTCCATTGTCCAAAGACACGCGGCGAAGTCATACGTGCTGGTCGTGAAATCGTAGCATCAAAAGGATTGTTTATTACCAAGAAACGTTATGCTGTTCTTTATTACGACAAGGAAGGCAAACGATCTGATGTTGACGGCAAGCCTGGCAAGATCAAAGCTATGGGGCTGGATCTTAAGCGTTCAGATACTCCTGTAATCATTCAGAACTTTCTAAGCGAAGTATTAGAAAAAGTTCTTAAAGGTACTGACAGAGATGAAATCCTAAACTTTATCACGGAGTTTAGGACTGAGTTTAAATTAAGACCTGGTTGGGAGAAAGGATCGCCCAAGCGAGCCAATAACATAACAGAATATCAAGCCAAAGAAAAGAAAGCAGGCAAAGCTAATATGCCAGGACATGTGCGAGCCAGTATCAATTGGAATACTCTCAAACGCATGTATGGTGACAAGTATTCTATGAATATCACCGATGGTGCCAAAGTTATTGTGTGTAAGTTAAAAGAAAATCCCATGGGATATACTTCTGTAGCTTATCCGGTAGACGAACTTAGACTACCATCGTGGTTCAAAGAATTACCATTCAATGACGGTGAGATGGAAAATGCCGTCATAGATGAAAAACTAGAAAATTTGATCGGTGTGCTAGAGTGGGACATCAGTCAGACTAGAAGCGATAACACCTTTAACTCGCTTTTTGATTTTGAATAAATTTCACTTGACATTTACTCACGATCTAAATAAAATTAACTTATACATGGAGAACTCTAATGAAGGACATTTTACAAGACATCGTAAGCCATACACAGAACCTAGGATTCCTAACTACTGTTAAGGTTACGGGCACAGAAGAAAGCACAACTTTCTTTTCTATGGCAGAAGATCGTTCAGTGATCATGGATGCCAATACACACAATCCATATCCTGATATGATTGGTACTTTTGGTATGCCTCAACTACAAAAGTTGAAGTATCTGCTAGATGGATCAGAATACAAAGAAGATGCTAAGATCAATATTTTCAAAGCAGAACGCAACGGCGAGACCCTGCCAGTAGGCATCCACTTTGAAAATAAAGATGGCGACTTCAAGAACGACTATCGTTTTATGAGCATGGAAGCTGTAAACGAAAAGCTAAAGAATGTTAAGTTCCGTGGCGTTGCTTGGCACGTAGAATTAGAACCCAGTGTGGCAGCAGTGGCTCGTTTCAATTTCCAAGCAGGTGCTCATAGCGAACATCCAACATTCTTGGCCAAGACAGAAAACAACAATCTAAAGTTTATCTTCGGTGATGCTAGCACACACGGTGGTGAATTTGTTTTTGCTACCGATGTCGTAGGTACGTTGAACAAGGGTTGGACTTGGCCAGTGTTGCCAGTACTAAGCATCTTGAAGATTGCTGATGTTAATAATACCAAGATGAAACTTTCCAACGAAGGTGCTATCGAAATCACACTAGACAGCGGGTTGACTACTTACAGGTATATCATTCCAGCACAGGCGTCTTGATATCATGGATCTTGATTTAATTTTCAGTCTTGTAGCATTAGTGGTCGTGGTTGGCATGATCGCTTTTGCTATTAAGGCAACTAAAGGTGATTGCGATGATTAAAAATATTACTACCAACAGCCGTTACTTAAATGTACAAGGCGGTTCTCCTATGAGCACATATATCAGTCCAGGCAGTTTGTCTGCTGGTTCTCTAAGATACAATCCGAATAATTCGGCCGTAGAAGTCTATGACGGAAATTCATGGAAAGAAATGGGTATGAGCTATGCCAGCGTGAATCTTTCTTCAGAAGCAGAAGCATTGCTGGATTGGGCACGTCAGAGACGCAACGAAGAACAAGAATATGAACGGTTGGCTTCTACTAATCAAGCTGTTAAAATAGCTATGGAGAATGTAGAAAAAGCCAAACAACAATTAACAATAACAGCAAAACTAGCCAAAGATACATATCACGATCATGGCGAAGTTATGGAACAGGCAAGCCCTTAATATGAACCCACCAGTCAACTTAACACCTTTACAAAAAGATTACGCAGTATATCTGCCAGCTATCAGCTGTTTCTTTAGCACGTATATCAGTAAACAACGTTTCGAACAATTCGTTCCCGACGATCGTATTCCACAAGGTTTCGATCGTGGTATCGAAGGTATGAACTTTCTTAATCCTGAACAAGGGTACTTTACTTACAAGTATGGTCTTTATTCCGCAGGACATGCTACACTAGATCTTAACAAGACTATGACCATGGATGCGATGATCCAAGATCGCGATCGTGCTAACACTGTTATCGTTGGAGATTCCGGTGGATATCAGATTGGTAAAGGTGTTCTTAAGTTTGACTGGCAGAACTTTGAAGGCAAGGCTGCTAATGATGTTCGTGATAAGATCCTTAATTGGCTAGAGCTAACTGCTGATTGGTCTATGTTGCTAGACGTTCCGACATGGGCTTGTGATCATATACACAGTCCAAAGACAGGTCTTAAGAGCTTCCAAGACTGTTTAGATAAAACTCTACATAATAACGATTACTTTATCCGTAATCGACTAGGACAAACTAAGTTTCTAAACGTGTTACAAGGCAGCGACTGGGAAACAGCCGATGCTTGGTATCAGGCTGTCAAACATCTTCCTACCGAAGGTTGGGCGATGGGTGGTAAGAACATGTGCGACATGGAAATCGCACTTAAACGTCTTATCATATTGCGAGATGAAAAGCTGTTAGACGATCGTAATTGGATGCACTTCTTGGGTACAGCCCAATTAGATTGGTCTTGCTATTTGACTTCTATTCAAAGACAGATTAGGAAGAACGTAAATGAAAACTTTACCATATCTTTTGATTGCGCATCACCGTTTATCGCAACAGCACACGGGCTCGTCTACACAAACGCACAGCACACAAACAAACGCTGGTCAGTTATCATGGACAAAGCCCCAGACAACAAAGCCCTTAGCCAGGCTTTTCATGTCCCGTTCCCCTTCGAATCAGAAATAGGACGCAGGCTGTCAATCGGAGACATCTGCTGGTACAAACCAGGTATGTTAAACAAAGTCGGCAAAGAAGGCAAGACAAGCTGGGACAGCTTTGGTTATGCGCTTATGATGGCACATAACACATATTGCCATATCGTTGCTGTACAACGTGCTAACAATCTCATGGATATCGAAACTAAGAAGATACAGCCTGATTGGAAACTATGGCGTAAGGTCAAAGAAAACGATATGAGCGATGAATACTCTGATTGGGTTCCTCGCAATATCCTGTATTTTGATAGATTTGTCGAAGAGTTATTCAAATCAGAAACTCCGATGCAGATGATCGAACAGGCAAGACCTATGCTCAATGACATGATGGGTATGAGATTGAAAGGTGGTGTTGCTAAGAACACATACAATTCGCTGTTTGAAGAAGATCAAAAAACAGGAACAGTAGAAGACTTCATGGATCCAAATGATGAAGCACTTTTGGAATTAGAAGAACTCTATCACGAGCAGGAGGCTCAGCATGTATGAGAATCGAATCAAGCACTTACAAGAAGTACATCAACACCTAGATAACCAAATCGATAAAATGGAGCGAAATGGTAATTTCAAAGATGAAGAACTAGCTGCTTTGAAAAAGAAAAGGTTGTTTTTTAGAGACGAAATTGCTAAACTAGAACGTAAGCAATGGGAACACGATCACGATACATTGGAACACTGGGATGACGAAGAAAGATAAACCAATTCCTCCGGCACAATTTGCTCTCAATAGGACTCAAGTCGAAAAACTATCTAAAATGGCCGCGCACTTCAAAGAAGTAGAATGGTTTACCTTAGAGGAAAGCCATAGTAGCGGTATCGGTCCTACTGTCGTAGTTAAATTCAATCTGTTCAACGATAACGACAAAGATAACGACACTACCGTCGATATCACTGACGTTTCAACTTGGTGAAATATGAAAAGAGATTATTCATCTGGACAAGCAGACGACGCTGTATTTTTCACAGGTATTGAAGTAGAAAAAACTCCTGCCTTTGGATTAAAGACTTTATTCGTTGTAGGAGTACAGCCTACTAGCAAAATTCATGCGGCAGCAGTAGCATATGGCTGTGAACATATCTATTTTGGCGCTAATCAAAGTTTTCCTAAGCTACAAGTCAACGACGGTGACGGATGGCGTCCATGGGAAGATATGATCCAAACAATGTTACGAAGTGGTCTTAGAGACGGACATCAATACCTATGTACTTTAGATCTTGATGTTAGTTGCGTAGAAGGTCTTCTTGAATCTGCGTGTTGCGAATATACAAATTTCATTCCGCAGATATCTGTAAAGATCCCCTATCTACAACAATTAGGCTATAATGCCACAATTAAAATCGACGATAGAGATTTTAATGCTACTAATCACGGAGTGTGGTGCCATAACCTCCATGACCTACTGGGAAGAGATCGCTTCACTAGTTGGACCGAATATGGTAAAGATGAGATTATAAAGTAATGGCAACTGGACAATATGCTGTCGAAACAACAGCAAAAACACAAAGGCAAGTAATGAAACGATCTTTTAAACAAAAATTTCGATCTTGGTTATTCGACGAAGAAAGTTCTCAACCAATAGCTTCTCTCGGAATGGTCGAAGAAGCTAAACTACAATCAGAAGGTATGCGACTACAAATCTACAAGGCATCTGGCGGTTATGTAGTTGAAACTAGAAGCTATGATCGTTTAAAGGATCGTAGCGGTTGTAAGATGTTCGTTATCAAAGAAGAAGACGACCTAGGCACAGAACTAGGAAAGATCGTCATGATGGAGGCATTAAGAGGATGAATATTCGGCAGGACGTCCGCCCTAACAAAATGATTTGGGTCACTTTTCGCAAAGAAGGTATTCATAAATATCCAGCAGCCTTGGAAGATCCAAGTCTAGCTACTGGAGATGAATATGACGTATCGTTTTTGGGTTACCCTCATCGCCACATCTTTCATTTCAGGGTGTGGATCAATGTGCTCCACAATGATAGGGACATCGAGTTCATCCAATTCAAACGATGGCTCGAGTCGCTGTATAATGGTCAAGGTGCCGTTCTAAGCCTTGACTACAAGAGTTGTGAGATGATGAGCGATGATTTACACGCTCAGATTATCGCAAAGTACCCAGGCCGCGAGGTTTGGATTGAGATCTCCGAAGACGGAGAAAATGGTTCATTCATCAAATATTAAAACAAGAGGCTATAATGTCTAAGAACTACAAGGAATATAAGTATTTCGCCAATCGCCCAGATGTCGTCAAGATTTTTGATGACTTAGATGCTTATCTCGACTTTTGTCGATTTGAGCTTCGTCCTTATAATCCTGCTGATCTTTATAGAAAAGACAGCGAACACTATAGGGCATTTCTAAACTCTCAACGCCATAGCAATGGTGGTTATCATAATAACCACAATCATCAACGTAGAGATTTTAGACACAACAATAAGCCAAGAAACTTCACAAGACAATGACAGTATTTTTAGTTGATTTAGAAGCTGTCGAGACCAGGTACACGGGACAATGGAAGGCTCATGTACCTGAGCTCTTACGAAAAAGGGTACAAAATGTTCAAATTATCGATGGCCCTACGGATATTCCTGCTGCCACTACGCCTGGTGCTTTTCTCAATTTTGGTGGCACCAATGTATATAAGTCTAGTCAAGTTGAGAAGATTAGCAGACTATTTTGCGCCGGATCAGTGGGCCCTGGTGATCATTTTATTTTTACAGATGCGTGGCATCCTGGGATCATTAACATCAAATACATGAGTGAGTTACTTGGCATTCCTGTCAAGATACACGCTCTATGGCATGCTGGTAGTTATGATCCTCAGGACTTCTTAGGGCGTCTTATTGGTAACGCAGGTTGGGTAAGACATGCCGAAAAGAGTTTTTTCCACGCGATTGATCACAATTATTTTGCTACAGAATTTCATATCAAGATGTTCGATGACAATCTCTTGAATGATGAGATTTTTGAAAATCCATGGAGGCATGAGGATCTAAAAAATTATCGTGATGATGGTAAGATAATTCGATCTGGTTGGCCTATGGAGTATATGCCAGACACTTTGATCATGTACAAAAACATGCCAAAGAAAAATGTCATTCTTTTCCCACATCGACTTGCTCCAGAAAAGCAATTAGACATATTCATGGACTTGAAGAAGCATCTTCCTCAATACGAATTCCGTGTATGTCAAGAATATCCATTGACCAAGAATGAATATCACAATATGCTGGGCGAAGCTAAACTAGTGTTTAGTGCTAATTTACAAGAAACCTTAGGCATAAGTTGGTACGAAGGCGCACTAGTAGATGCTATTCCAATGGTGCCTGATAGACTCAGCTATAGCGAAATGGCATTAGATACATTTAAGTATCCGAGCAAATGGACAGAGTCTTTCGAATCGTACGACATCCATAGAAAAGAAGTCTGCCATAAGATTATCCAGTACATGGAAAATTACGAAAAATTCTTACCTAGCCTAAATAAACAAGTAGATATGTTAACTAAAGACTTCTTCAGTTGCGATAACTTGCTGAAGATGTTAAAATAATACATATGTCATCCACGACACAAACTCGGAGAAAAAAATGTTAAAGTTTAAAACAATAGAAGATATAACTTCTACTAAAGAAGAATATGATCGATTATACAATATGGATCATATTTTTGTAATTAGAAGCAAGAAACCCGATGACAACGATTTAACTAAAGCACTGTCGATATTCGAAAGAGACAACTTTGACTGGACTTCAACCCTCAGAGGTCCGTACAAAGGTCAACCAAAAATCACAAACGAATTAAATTATCAAGATTATGCTCACGGTTACGTGTTTGAAGTTAGTGATGATAAGTTAATTAATTTCGAAAGAAAAGCATTCATGCTTATTATGACAACAGATTTTATCGTTGAAAAATTAGATATAGTAAGATCTAAAAAAGAAGCATCAGACGAAATGTTTTACTCCCTATTTGAGGAACAAGAATAATGACAAAAGAATTTACACCAGATCCTGTTATTAACGCAGAACTCAATAGAGAATTTATTAAGCAAGAATACGAACCTTTAGGTAAACCTGTGTTCATCAAGAAAGAAACAGGGTTAGATGCTATGAACGGCGACGGCGGATATGAACTAGCTAAACTAAGTGATCATTTACGTTTTAAAATGAAACGTGAAAACAAAAGATTCTGGGCCGGCGATAACATTAGCGATTTCCTAAGCGACGGTGATAAAGAAAAACTTATCGACGAAGCAACTCTAGCATTTGAAAAAGTCTTAGATGTCTTGTTGATCGATCGCGAAAACGATCCCAATAGTAAAGGCACAGCTCGTCGCCTTGCTAAGATGTACTTTAACGAAATAATGGCAGGAAGATATGACCCAGCACCAGACGCAACAGCATTTCCCAATGATTCGCAGGACCGTTACGAAGGTATGCTTGTTGTTCGCAGTGAGCTTCGCAGTATGTGTAGCCATCATCATCAACCCGTTACTGGCGTTGCTTATATTGGCATTATTGCCGCCGAGAAACTTATCGGACTCAGCAAGTACACACGTATCGCACAATGGTGTGCCCGTCGAGGTACTCTCCAGGAGGAACTGGCTAATGATATTGCTCGGGAGATCGAACGTGCCACAGGCGCCAAAGACCTAGGCGTTTATATTCAAGCCACTCATGGTTGCTGTGAGAATCGTGGCATCATGGCACACTCTAGTCTAACACAGACTACTGTACTAAAGGGTGCGTTTAAAGATGATCCGGGTACAAAGAAAGAGTTTATGGACAATATTAAACTTCAACAAGAGTTCGCTCCACGATAAAGGATAAAACAATGAAGTGGTTTTTAAACTTCCTAGAACGCATTGGTCGTAAACGTATCATCCTCGATAGAGAATCTAACGAACCATATCTCGAAAGATATTATGTCTTTCTCAAAGATAGGTCTTGGTTTCCCTTCAATGTGTTCTTACACAAATTCTTAAAGTCAGATCCCGACGATGTACACGATCATCCTTGGCCGTATGCCACTCTCATCCTTAAAGGCGGATACTACGAGTGGGTTCCTAAATTTAACGGCAACGGAGAAATGATCGGACAGGTCCGTCATTGGCGTGGCCCTGGTCATTTTCGTGTATGTAATCCCACTTCTTATCATCGTATCGAACTTAAAGAAGGTGTTACAGCATGGACGTTGTTTATGCCTGGACCACATCGTAGGGAGTGGGGATTCCTTGTTAAAGGTAAGGAATGGATACAACATGAACAATATATTGAACAAAGGAAAAAGTTAAATGTACAAACGAACGGTTAGTTGGTACGATTTACAAAAAACAGTTAATAAAATTTGTCGGGACGTCACATTAACAGGTTGGCGTCCTGATTATGTTGTAGGCATCACACGTGGTGGATTGCTACCAGCTGTAATGATCAGTCATTATTTCGATATACCCTGTAACACATTAAAAGTCTGTCTTAGAGACAACGAAGAAACAGAAAGCAATCTGTGGATGGCTGAAGATGCATTTGCTGGTAAGAAAATTCTTGTCGTCGATGACATCAATGATTCAGGTGCCACCATTAATTGGTTATTAAAAGATTGGCCTAGTGGATGTTTTCCAAATGATCCCAAATGGGAAAGTATATGGGGAGATAATGTTCGCTTTGCCGTCCTGTTCGATAACTTAGCTTCTAAAGCACAAGTATCCGCAGACTACGTCGGTGAAGAAATCAATAAAGCCGAAGACGATTGTTGGATAGACTTTCCTTATGAAGATTGGTGGACAAAATGATAGACGAAAAAGTAAAATTACATTGTACAGACAACGGCAAAGACCTCGATGGACATATTCTGTCTTACAAGCCTAAAGCATATCTAGAAGTAGCTGTACAAACATTAAAGATTCGTATGGCGTATCAAGAACGCACTAAGGTATTTGTAGGCAGCGTAGGCGGAAAAGAATTCGTTCTAAAAGAATCCAATCTGCCTACCGAACGCAAGGAGTTTAGTAGAAAATGAGCAACGAAGCACACACATTAAGCGATGCCAAAGCAGAAGGTGTAGCACCATGGGATGATCTTGTAGAAGAAGATTTCCATGTTGCTGTTTTTAAAGATAGATATCCTGTCACAGAAGGACATCTTTTGTTTGTACCGCAATATGATGCTGACGGCATCATAGCCGATGCGTTCCGAGATGCTTTACGCAAAGGTAGAGAAATGATGGCTAATAACGAATGCGATGGATTCAACATCGGAATCAATGTTGGTAAAGCAGCAGGCCAAACAGTAATGTATCCGCATGTACATCTCATTCCTAGAAGAAATGGCGATATGGCCGATCCTAGAGGCGGTGTACGTCATGTTATTCCTGAAAAAGGTAATTACAAGAAGGAGACTGTATGACAAATAAAATCAAAGAAGGTAGTAAATGGCGTGCCGGGGATAAAACATTCCATGTATTGAGTGTTGTCGAAATAAACAATAATATTTGGGTACACTATATCGAAGATACAAAACTGTCATTAAACGGCGACAAACTGCCAGGCGAAAAGGAGTACAGTTGTTTTGCTGAAAGCTTCGTCAGTAGGTTCACACCCTTTGAAAACTATTAAGATTCCGTGGTCTTCTAAACTCGACAACATACCAAAATGGGATGAAGTGAGTATCAAGATCGTACAAACATTTGGTTTACCAGGACACAAGTATCGTTGCGAAATGAGTACCGAGGCTATGATATATCATTTTGAAAACGAACAAGATTGCTTTTTATGTAAACTGATGGTGAGTGAATATCTATGAGCATAGCATTATTCTTAGGCGATAGTCATACCTGTGGGTATGTAACAGTGCCAGGACAACAAGGGCCTGGAACATATACCATGTGGAACAATAACAATTATGCCGAATCATATGCTAGACAAAATAACAAAAAAACTGTTATCTATGCTGTGCCTGGAAGTTGTAATAGAGTCTACCCCGATTGGTTAAGATCTATGTTGGACAAATATCCAGATATAGATGAAGTATATGTATTGTTAGCTTATTGGAATAGATTTGTTTTAGGGTTCAATGAAACCCTATCTCCTTCTGTTTTGCCAGCTGATTATTTTACTACACACGTAATGAACAAAGACAATTTAATAGATATCTATCAAGATGTACTGTTCAAAGAAGATCGATTCCAACTATACAATAAACCCACTTATGAAGATTTTTCAAGCGGAGCATCTGTTAGTTTTAACTATCAAAATGCTTTAGTTGATCCGGATCTAAGAAAAGACAGCTTTATGAAAGTCAAATTATTCTTTGATCTAAATACACACCTAGAACAAAGAGATTTTTTTAAAGATGTATACACAATGGATAATATGTGCCATGATAGGAATTGTCGTTTATTTTTCTTTAACATGACTGATCGCATGAAGTTTCCTGATTCATTTGATTTTTATGGAAAGCTAAAAGCTACAACAGTAGCACCAATGTCTGTAGAATCGTATTTTAAAAGCAAATTCATAGATCATAAAAAATATTACATAGAAGACGGTGAGCATTACAATCAAGAATATCACGACCTTATTGCGAGCAGATTTATTCCATGGCTAAAGACTCAGTAAAAATCCTAATCGCCGGAGATAGTTTTGCTGCTAAATGGCCTGGCAAAGGTTGGCCTGATCTGTTATCTGAATATATCAATGTGACTAATCTAGCACAAGCCGGTGTAGGCGAATACAAGATTCTAGAACAGATAAAATCAGCAAATCTACAAGATTATTCTGCTGTAATCGTTTGCCATACCAGTCCTAGTAGAGTACATACCAGATCACATCCTATTCATAAAACAGGGCTACATGAAAATTGTGATTTGATATGGACTGATATCGAATCTCATAAAGATTATTTCAATAGTAGTTTGAAAGCAGCTAAAGGATATTTCCAACATCATTACGATGATCAATATTACAAAGACATTTACAGCTTGATTAGGAAAGAAATATCTAATATAATAGATATACCATACATATCTGTAGATAATCTAAAAGCTAGCACAGAGTTTAAGTTTGAAACAAATTCAATAGACTTTAGCGACTACTGGTTAGAAAATAGAGGAAATACAAACCATTTTAACGAACAAGGAAACAGTTACGTATGTCAGACATTACTAACGAAACTAAAAAGCATTGGACTATCACTTTAGAAGAAGATCCCGAAACTGGCGAATTGGTAATGCCATTGCCTGACGATGCTCTACAGCAAGCAGGATTTAAAGAAGGCGATATTTTAGTTTGGAAAGATCTTGGTAACGGATCATTTGAACTAAGAAAAAAGGTTGACAATCAAGATACAAAGGATGTAAAATAAAACAATGAGCAAAATCAAGATAGCAGAACTATTTTATTCAATTCAAGGCGAAGGACGCTATATGGGTGTACCTTCGGTCTTCTTGCGTACTTTTGGTTGTAACTTTAAGTGCGCAGGCTTTGGTATGCCTAAAGGAGAACTCAGCAATGAAGCAGATAATATTGACCCATCTCTTTACACCGAGTACAAATCGCTTCCTTTGGTGTCTACAGGTTGTGATAGTTACGCTAGTTGGGATCCTCGCTTTAAGCATCTTTCTCCCGTTTTGGATACTGATGCGATTGCCGATGCTATTGTGGATACGTTACCTTACAAAGAATGGCGCGACGAACATCTCGTGATTACAGGCGGTGAGCCGTTGCTAGGTTGGCAACGTGCTTACCCAGACTTGCTACGTCATCCTAAGATGGCAGGTCTCAAGGAAATCACTTTTGAAACAAATGGCACTCAGCCGCTAACTGAAGAATTCGCAGAGTATTTGTTAGAATGGTTGATGCCTCATCCAGAATATCACAAAGAAATCACATTCAGTGTCAGTGCTAAACTAAGTTGCTCTGGTGAAGCAAGACATGAAGCTATTCGGCCAGATGTAGTTTGTAACTACGAAACTCTAGGATATACATATCTTAAATTTGTTGTGGCTACAGAAGAAGACGCAGAAGAAGCTATCGAAACAGTAGACCTTTACAGAGCAGAAGGATTTACAGGACCGGTGTATTTGATGCCTGTAGGCGGTGTAGAAAGTGTTTATACATTGAATAATCGCCGTGTAGCAGAGCTAGCAATGAAGAACGGTTTACGTTATAGCGACAGATTACAAGTGCCGTTATTTAAAAATGAATGGGGTACATAATGAAAGATTGGTTAAAGAAAATCACAGGTATTAAACAATTAGAAGAAGAAAAAGCTCGTGCCGAACAAGAACGCACCGAAGCACTTGCTCGTGCGGCTGAAGCGCAGGCTAAAGAGGAAGAAGCTAAACTAACTCCTAAAGAACGTGCTACCAAAAAAGGCGAGCCTTGGGTAGCTGTGCTGGATACTAAAGTAAACAAAGATAATATACGTAACGGTTTTTTTGAGCTTGACTGGAATGAACAATTCATAGTACAATTAAAGCAAGAAGGATACGGATTTGACGGCGACCTTGATGAAGAAATCGTAGATCGTTGGTTCAAAGATATCGTTCGAAACATGCTAGCCGACGAAGGACAAGATACTACTCGTGGGGCTGGTTATATCAATGTTGTTCCTATTACTAAAGAAAAGTCTGCTATTTCATGAACTATATCTTGGTAGATACAGCTAACACTTTTTTCCGTGCTAGACATGTTATCAGAGGTGATGCTGATATTAAAATTGGCATGGCTTTTCATATCACTTTTAACAGTATCAAGAAAGCATGGAAAGACTTTAATGGTAGCCATGTTATTTTCTGTTTAGAAGGTCGTAGCTGGCGTAAGGACTATTACGAGCCATATAAGCGTAATAGAGCAGAAAGTCGTGCTGCGCTAACTGCGTCCGAACAAGAAGAAGATAAATTGTTTTGGGAAGCGTTTGACACGTTTAAAGAATTTATTTCAGATAAAACAAACTGTACAGTATTACATAATCCAAGGTTAGAAGCAGATGATCTCATCGCTGGTTTTATTCAAAATCATCCTAACGATAACCATATTATTATTTCTACAGACAGTGATTTCGAACAGATGATCGCCTCGAATGTAAAACAATACAACGGTGTAAGCGAAGTTACTATTTCACATGACGGATACTTTGACAGCAAAGGTAATAGAGTTAAAGACAAAAAGACAGGTGAAGATAAGGCACCGCCTGATCCACAATGGTTGCTTTTCGAAAAGTGTATGCGAGGAGACACATCTGACAATGTCTTTAGTGCTTATCCGGGTGTGCGCACAAAAGGCACAAAAAGTAAAGTCGGTCTGCTAGAAGCATTCGAAGATCGTAACAGTAAAGGATTTTCGTGGAATAACCTCATGCTACAACGTTGGGTAGACCACGAAGGAAAAGAACACAGAGTTTTGGAAGACTATGAGCGAAATCGTAGACTTATAGATCTTTCATATCAACCTGATGATATCAAAGCCATCATCAAAGAAACTATCGATCAAGCTATTGCTGCCGATAAAAATATCAGTCAGGTTGGAATTAGGTTGATGAAGTTTTGTAATCTGTATGATCTTAAAAAGATCGCAGATCAAGCCAACCTATATGCTGAACCACTCAATGCGAGGTACACACAATGACAGAATTACATGCTAAACCAATTATCGAAAATAAGTTTTGGATAGTCGAAAAAGATGGCAATAGATTTGCTACACTAAGAAAGAACGAAGATGATCGTTTTGTTCTTAGCAATGAGTCAGGTGTAAAAATCTATCCTAGTAAAGAAAGCCTAACTAAACAGTTTGGTAAAGATTTTTTTATCGCCAAGATTGTCAAGGAATCTAGAGATTCAGAAGAAAACGAAGTACATGGTTTTCCAACTAGCGTCAAGCCACATAACGCCATGTTTGACATACAACGTAAACTACCACTGTTTACCAAAAGTGGCGACAGCAAGAGTTTATACTGTTCTGGCTACTATGTGATCCGATTCGATAAAGGTTGGGTCAAAAGTTTCTGTCCCAAGTTAATTACTTTACAAAGATACGAGTATAAAGGTCCATTCAAGACAGAACTGGAAATGAGACAGGTATTAGCAAATGTCTCAAAATAAACTACCCGATACCTTTCCTTCTGTAGAAAGATTCATACAGCGTACCATACAAGCTGAAAAGACTAATCAGCGAGAGATTCGCATGACTCTAGAAGAAGCTAAGGATATAGTAACTGATCTTAGTATCTTGACTAGTAAATTGGGTAAACACATAAAAGAAATACACGAAAAGCTGGATAAAATAGCTGTACAAAGCAATCAAGTGTCTATTAATATGGACGGGGGAACTTTTTAACGGCATAAATATATGCGTGTATTATAAATCGAGAAACGCATGAGTAGACCAAAACCCAAGATACTTTTAGAGTATGCTAATAAAGAAAACTATAAGGTAGAACAGGTTCTTGAAGCTGAAGCTATCTGGGCGGTCTTTTATAAAGGAAACCCCTTCAATTTAAAGAGCGGTAGTTTGGTAGCCAGTTATCCAGGACCAAAATACAAGAAGGTAAGTTTTTCTAATCCAGGACACGCTCACAACCTTGCCAAGAAACTGAACAAGATGTTTAAGTCTACCGACTTCCAAGTTGTTAAACTAACATCCGGTGAAATTCTTGGCAAACAATGAACAAAGATAGATATACCAAAATATTTCTAACTGCGGCTGATTTAGTTTCAGACGATGAAGCCGTAAAGGCAAAAAGAACAGAATGGTGGTATAATAATCGAGATCAAGGTGGCCTAAGATTGACAGAAGCAGGGTTGGATTTTGTCATAGAAAAAGCTAAAATAAAAACATACAACATCAAGTTCCCAGGAACATTTTCAATCACTCCACAAATCTTAGTATGGTTAGATCGTTTCATAGACTGTCCATTTTATCTAACAAAAAAAGACATAACTGTGCTATCAGAAAAATCAGCATTTGAATTATATCTATTTTCAGGCGATGTTAAAAAAATGGGATATTCGAAAGCTCTAGCCAAAAGATTAAGCCAAGAATCCCTAGAACAATAAACATAGGATTTAAATATATCATGATGATAGAGCTCAACCCCCTGAATGTCATACAGGAAAGAAAACTTTCTTGGTGTCCTCCGCATTTTAAAACTGCGAAAATAAAAAGCCAAGACACTGGTTGGTGGGCTCTTGGCACGCCAGCCAACGATCTAGAAGACTGGATTACATTCAGATTACAGGGAAGATATTGTATCATAAACACACCGACAGAATCAGGGGAGCAATCCACTTTTGTTGGTTTTGAAGATGAAAAAGAACTAACATACTTTATGTTGGCTTGCCCACACATTTAAGGAGATAAAAATGGCAGAAGAAAATAATACACAGACTAACGAAGCACAGGCCACTCAGCCTACCAATCAATCGGCTGCGCCTGACTTAACTATCAACGATCTCAATGCTGTACGCACCATCCTGGATGTTGCTACTTCGAGAGGTGCTTTTAAAGCGAACGAATTAGAAGCCGTTGGTAAAGTTTATAACAAATTAAACAGCTTCTTGGAAAGTGTAACACCAGCTACACCTAATCAAGCAGCACCACAAACCCAAGGATAATATCATGACCACAGCACTAAAACACGTGGGGCGATTAAAAGATACAAAACAAAAGGTCCTAGTAGTGTTTAAGACCATTCCAGACGATTTCTATAATTGTTTGGTAGCTAGTACATCTAACTTTAATGACGAAGATCATAATTCTATCATGACCGTCGTAGAAAGCACACAAGGACAAGATGCTTTTGAATTAGGTGAAGTACTAGCCAATCGTTATTTTAGAGATGGCAGACCCATGCTGGCTTCTCTACATCAAGATGGCAAGTTAGTCAAGATTCCTACAAGTAGGATAGAAATGACTCCGACTACTACCGATGTGATCAATTTAGATGAACTAAATGTTATGATCGCAGAACAAAGAGGAACACCAGTTCCTAATAAAGGAGTAGAAGTACAAGAATTAGCCAGAGTACAAGACATACCAAATACTGCCGATAGCGCACAACCGTTGTCTGATAAAGACCTAGCACGTTCTTATCGCAGTCAAGCTGATGCTATGTATAAAGAAGCAGCCAGACTACGCAAACAAGCAGACGAATTAGATCCGCCTGCTAAGAAAACTGTCAAAGCTAAAGAAGAAGTAAGTGCCTAAAAAATTTTTTAAGCCGCCCGCAGATGTCGTCAAGGAGTGGCCCGAAATATTCGAAGATATGTATATGAGCAGCATGCCTGTAAAATACATACGGGGAGTCGAAATAACATTCGACGACGGAAGAGTTTGGGCCATAGACATCTCAGAACAGTTAGATTTAAGAGATGAAAAAGAAATCTTAGATAAGCTATTTGCTGCTTTCAAAGACTATCAAGAAGAAATACTAACTGTTAATTTCCAAGTCGATATTTCAAAATTGAAAACCGACGTAATAGATTCAACGAAAGGCCTATTGGACGACAAATGAATGTTAAACTGGTTTCCTATTCTCAACCAACAGCAGAGTTTGCGAACATGGGCATCTCGGATGCGTA